TTGGCAACACCATATATAACAATAGGCTGCCCCACTACTGGCGGCGGTCAAGTAATTTCTGGGAACAGCATGTTCCTAGTCGACGGGATTCCCGTTGCTTGTGTCGGTGACAAAGCCACCTGCCCAACTCATAAAGTTGTTGCAACCATTGTGTCAGGCGACCCGTATATGCAGATCTTTGGGAAAGCTGCTGCCCGTGTTAACGACTCTCTTTCCTGTGGCTGTAAGTTACTTCCACAACAGAACTTAGTTGTTCAAGATAATGGTGGCGGTTCTGAACAAGGTTCTCAAGCAAATAATGCACAAGATAACTTTGTACCTCAAATTGATGAGCATGGACTTAAATTTCAGCTTAAAGATCAGGAAACTGGTAAACCTCTCGCACAACAATACTTTAAATTGAAAGGGCCAGACGGTAACGAGATTGAAGGTTTTACGGATAAAAGCGGTTATACGGAATTAATCAAAACAGGTACAGAAGCCAAAGAGGTTGATTTAACTACTTTTGACCTATCAAAACCTATGGATGCATGGAATTAAGAATGTCAGATAAGAATTTAGGAAATCCATACAGTCGTAATATACCGGGCTCATCACCTGCTTGGGATGCCTACCCTCATGAAGAGAAAGTTTGTGAAATAACAGAGCCTCTTTGCAATGACCATATTAAAATCCGAAATTATTATATGGCTAGGCCCTATAACTTTATGATGAACATCAACCAGTGGACAGAGGTAGGAAACACCATTGAGTTATTAATGGCTGTGCGTTTTGGTATGGAATGGGATGTTAATAAACTTCCTGAAAGTAATATGGCTGACCCTGCTTTTCATACTGGGATGTACATAAAGTTTCATAATTATGTACTCAAACATGCGATGAAAGAAGGCGCGCGAATTGTTGGAGAATTCCAACAAACAGCCTTTAAAGTTCGTTTTTTAAGTGCATTTGCTGTCGATGAGCTGCTTGAACTGCGGAATCTAAGCAAATTTGATCAAGGTAAAGAAATTTACTCAAAAATTGAAGACCTAAAAGATACTTTCGCAAAGTTAAATGCAGCACGAGCTAGTACTGATTTAGCACAATTAAGAATGAATGACGGACCATTATTCATTAATCGTGAAATGTTTAAAAAAGTCTTTAATCAAGACTTTAATCCTAAGATGATTCAAATAATGAAACAATCTAGAGAATATTCAGGAGATCCTATTAATGTTCGTGAAAAAGGGCTCTATTAGCCCCTTAAAAATAACCCTAATCTCAATATTTTATCTAGCTATTAGCGGGTGTGCCAATACGCAAGTTAATAGCCATAGAGAGGCTGTTATTAATTCAACGCGTGGAGCAGTAGATATGCTAATTATGGACCAACCAGTCTATAGGAATGCAATTGCTAACGAGAAGAATAAGGTTACAAATGCTTTACTTTATACTACCTTAAAGAAAATGGGAGTTTTAAGAGAGCTTGAAAAAGAAGTTGGAAATAACTTTGTAATTGAAGAAGATCTATCTTTAGCAAAACTAAATCAATTATGCTGGACAACTAAATTTCTTCAACATTATAAAAATGACTTATCCCCTCAATCTCAAGCCGACTATCAAAAAGTTTATGCTTGGGTGGATGCTAAACAATCTGTTTGGCTAAAAAAACTGAATGAGTCTTATAGTAAAGATGAACTCGGTGAAAATGATTGTCGTAAATAATTATTCCATAAAATGGCCCTGAATTTTTCAGGGCCTCTCGCTATATAAAACAGAGAATACAATAGAGATCCGCACAATGTTAGCAATAAAGGCTTCTACTAAATACATAAAACCACTTCTAATAGCATTAGTATTGATGGTAAGCGGTTGTGCAAACATACAAGTAAACAACGATAAAGAAGCCTTGAAAAATGCAACACGTGGCGCTGTAGGCATGGTGCTAATTGATCATCATATGTATAAAAATGCTATTGCAAGCGGTAATAATGCTGTTACTCAGTCAATGCTTGCGTCAACTTTACTGAAAGCGGGTATTTTAAAAACCTATGAGAAAGAGGTGGGTGACGGCTATACGATTGAGTCAAGTTTACCTTTGGCAAAATTGAATAAGCTCTGTTGGATGGGTAAATTTGTTCAGCACTATAAAAACGATATCCCAGCAGAAAATTTGCCAGCATATAAAGATACACTTGTGTGGCTTGATACTAAGCAGACGGCTTTATTAAAGAAACTCAATGAGTCTTATAGTAAAGATGAACTCGGTGAAGATGATTGCCGTAAATAATTACTCCATAAAATGGCTCTGAATTTTCAGGACTTTTCGATATAAAGAATAGAGAATACAACCGAGATCAGCATAATGTTTACAAACAAAACTTACATTAAATTTATCTGCGCCTCTCTGTTTATGCTTTTCATGAATGGCTGTGCAAATACAAAAGTAAATAGTGACCGTGAAGCATTAGTAAATGCGACACGTGGAGCAGTAAATATGGTCATTACAGATCATCGTGTTTACCAAAAAGCTTTAGCTTCTGAAACGAGTGAAGTAAAGAAAGCAATGATCTACTCAACTTTAGAAAAAGCAGATATTTTACGAACTTTTGAAACTGAAGCTGGAAAGGATTTCGTTATTGAAGAAAGTTTGAACACTCAAAAATTAAACGATTTGTGCTGGATGGCTAAATTTATTAGACAGTCTAAAAATGAGCTTCCATCTAAGGATCAGACTATCTATAGCGATATCTTTACTTGGGTTGGTAAGAAGGAGCAATCTTGGTTGAAGAAAATTAATGATACTTATACCAAAGATGAGTTAGGGTCTGACGATTGCCGTAAATAATGAGTTACTAAAAAAGCCACTTATCATAAGTGGCTTTTTTATAGAGAATTTTAGTGGGATACAGTCCGCTCAAAGTTAAAGTAAGAGTAGCTGTAATGGGGTTCTACTCTAAGTCGATACAAACACTTAAGGTTCTATTGTGGCACGGGACCTTGAGCAAATATTTTAAGAAATAAATGTATTTTTCCAGAAATTTAATTAAAAAATATCAATTATTACTTAAATATAAGAGATCAACTATTACATAATAATTGATCTAACTTAAATAATAATTAATTATGATTATGTTCGATAACTTTACGTATAGCAAATTTCAATCCATTTAATGATGTTACACCATCAAGAATGGCAAAACGTATAGGTAAGTTTAACTTTTTATAATCTCTAAATGTCATACGAATAGTAATGACTACTGTTTCTTCATCAGATAATTCATAAGCTTTAATAATTCCATAATAGTCAGCTTCCTTATCTTTTATTCCATCAGCATGAAAATCATCTTTTCGGACATCCTGTTTATTTGTAATACTATTACCAGCATGGTTATAGCCACCTTCTGCCGTCATAAATGCATGGTTAAGAACAATTCCTGATTCTTCCAACTCTAAGTTCTCAACACAATTGCGTAAATCTCTATTCTTCAATTCTTGAAGAGCAGCAAGTTTTCTTACTGCTATTTGTAATCTATCAATCGCTTTTTCTGTTTCTGGTTTAGGGAATAATTTATTTAAGTCTGCACCAATAATTAATTTTTCATTTTTAAAGTCAAAAGCTATAAAATCAAAAGCATTCATTTCGTATTGAACTTTAATTCGCACTTCAACCACTTTGCCATGCTCTTGCTCAAATAAATCGGCACCATCAGGAATAAACCTTGTTTCAACTCGATTACGTCCTGTTTTTAAATAAATAACTTTAAAATCATTATCATCAAAAATAAGACTAGTCTCTATTTTTTCATGATCAATTTCATCATAGTTAAAGTTTTTATGAGATTCACCAAGTAAGAAGAATTGATTCTCCTTCTGAAGATTTTCATAAATTTTCGTCAAATTATTTGTCGAGACGTCGTAGAAATGCGCACGTTTATTATTAAATGCTACATGTTTTAAAAGTAGTTTATCAACGGCTTGCTTTGCACCAAGTAATGTCTTTTTAACATCGCCTGAATCAGTTTTTCTTACTCTTGCAATTAAATGTTTAAAAGCATTAGTACTCTCAAACCCCAATTTTATAAATTCAGAATTTAACTCACCACAAGAGGCTTCCCTCTTTTGTAAATTTTCTATTTTTTTAACAATCTCTAAACGTAATTCATCTAAGTTTTGCTCTTGATTCATAAAAAAATCTTCAAAATTAATATAATGTTTTTTTATAACACCCGTATATAAAAACTCAAATACCACAAATTGTAACAAATTAAATAATTAAGAATAACTTAAAAATAACATTGAAATATTTTGCATTAACTCTAAAATGTATAAGTAACCATTTTTTATTAATTTATTTATATTTTAGTATTACTTAAAAATTAATTTTAACTAATTTTTAGTCTACTAAATTTAAAATCACTTATAAAATCTCATAAAAAATTTATTTTATTAAAGTAACTATTTAGGTTTAGTTCACTTACCAGTCTTCTGAGTTCGCTCTACAGTAATGTATTCATTAGGAATCACAATCTGTTTTTCAATATCCTTAACTTTATAAGAAACTAAAGTGCTTTTACCAACACCTTGAAATAACACTTTAACATCCTCAAAAATAAAGGTTTTATAAAGGCTTAGCTCTTTAGTGGTCTTTTTAGGTAATTCAATTAAATTGGCATAAGGTTCTTTGATATATAAAGTCGCTTTTTCTATTCTTACACCAGTTTTTTGCATGACATAATTTAGAAATATGTCACCAATATCTTTTATAAAAAACATGGGTGCAAGCGGTATTAAAATTAGAAAAATAGCAATTTTTAAGCTCTCTTTAATATGTATTTTTAATCTCTCTAATTTCTTTGTTGCAAATGCTTTAAGATGGTCACTTGCATCAAGATCATCAATAATATCTTGCAAATTTTCAAACTTTATACGAAATTCTTTGATCTTCTGCCAATTGATATAAAGAGGATAATAAATAAAGGTAATAAAAAATACGGTACACCCTATGTAAAGATTGATTTTCCAATGCAAGAAAAACAAACTATGAATAACATATAAGAGATAAAGGGAGGCAGCCAATGTAGTAATGCTAATCTTTGGAAATGGCAGTTTTTGTCCAATTCTGATATGAGATGGTAAATACTTATCAACCACACTGAAGATTATATATGTCACTGGAACTAAGGAAATGCCAAACAAAAATAGCACAACTCCTAATCCAACATAAACAGTAAAACATGCTGAAAAAATCAATAAGAATATGAACGTATCGCCAAAGCTAATTTCTGAAGGGATATAACTAATCGTCAAAAGATAAGCAACTAAGCATAATACTCCTATTGCAATAATCGCTTTAGTTATTGCCAGCGCAAATTCATGCCACTGCCCCATATTAACTAAAAATCTCGTTATCAAGCTATTCATCAACTTTAGGTCTTATCTACGTTTGCTCTAAGTAAATTTACATTTTTAACCATTTCAGCACTTGCCTTAATTAACTCCGTACCAGCAGTGAGCTGATCTTTCATCAAATTTCCCACTTTATCATTCTGAGTTTGATCAAGATCTTTCCCGAAATACTTTAATGCCAACTCTTTAATTAATTCGTCTTTATCCGCTTTTTCCAAAGAACGCACATGAATTGGAAAAGCTGTAATTTCAACATGAGTTTGATAAGCCTGATCTTTTAGTTTTTTTGCATGCGAAGCCCTTCTCAAAAATATGCTACATAATGTAATCGTTAATGAGATTGTTAAAATTTTTATTGCTATAAACATATAAATAGTATTTTTAGTTGCAGAATCTAAATCAATCTTTGAACTACTATATAATGTAAAGCTAATAGCTAGAGCCAAAATTGAGAAAAAATATATATTATTTAAAAAATACTCTTTTCCATATTTTTCACTAAGATTCAAATATATTTTATCAGTTTCCTTAAAATTTAATGCTTGTATTGCAGAGTCAACACCTTTGATTTTTTCGTCTAGATCACCAATCATTTGGGATATAACTATCTGATTTCTTTCATCAACATTTTTATAAATAGTTATATATTGATTAGCTTCCTGATATATTCCATTGGTTTCCTCTATAAAATCTAGAAGCGTAGTAATCTTGCTCTCAATTGAAATCTCATCATCATTAAGAACATCATAAAATGAGCCTAAATTAATTGATCTTGTGAGTAATGGAATGTATATCCCCTGATGACTAAGATACTCCTTATCTTTTTCATCTGATTTACTTATGAAAAAGTCTAAGTCACTCCCAAGTTTTAGAAGTTTTTCTAATACAACTTTATGATGATTTTCTAAGTACTCTTGATGTAAACCAATAAAACTATAGATAAATTCTGAGGCTTCAATTAAATAATGAAAGATTAGTTGTGACTTTTGCTCTGACATACTTGCCCCTTTTTTTATTCCTGCTTATAAGATTTGAAAGTATCTAACATATCAATTTAATCAATTTTTATACATCGCCTCAACACGACCTAAACCCTTAGCCTTGGGACCAAAGCACCCTATAAAACTTTCTACTCTTACTTTTAAACATCACCCAGATGATTTAATAATTTGAATCTTAAAAAGAAAAAACCCCGAAACTTACGTTTCAGGGCTTTTCACGAATTTTGGTGGAGATGGCGGGAGTTGAACACATTTTTTAAATTATTGATTTTTTAATAACTTTTATAACGTATAACATGCTTGTATAACGCATGTATAACATTTAATTTTGATTAAGTATGATTAACAACAGTTTCTTTTTTACTCAAGTCCGACTATAGGAGTTGAACTCAGGCCCTATTTTTTTCCATATTTATCAAAATTAAAATTTTGGGCATCTACCCATTCTTTTATCTTAAACCACTTTTTTGCAATATTTTCTACCTTCTCCTCATGCATTACATCATACATAAATTTACTCTTAGAAATATATCTGATGCACTTTAAACCAGTTTCATCATAAGTTTCTAACTTAGCTAAGAAAGATCCACCAAAATCAATATACACCGGACACTTTGCCTCTAGCCAAGTACTTCGGGGTCTTTTCCAATTAAATTGATAATGTCCTTTATGATTGTCTTGTACTTCTTTATAAATTTCGCGGATAGAATGAGGCTGAACTAAAAAAGAATGAAGCTGAAGTAAACCAGATATGTCTTTAAGATTGTTTTTATTTATCTCTGGCACTTCCGGGTATGATTCTCTTGTTTCAGAAATTCTATAGAACATCCCGTCTTCATTCACAGGTATCGACTCATCATATTTTGCTTTATACCAAACTAGATCTTTAGCCAGTTCCGAATTAGGGTCTGGAAGCATATGGCAAAACTTGAAATTTTTTTTAAACTCTTCTCCATCAATTACCCATACCAAATTCTTATAAAACTCTTCCCTCGATATTCTTTCTTTATCAGACATAGGTGAATGCTGTAATTCAACTATTATGCCTGTGGGTGTTTCTACATCAGCTCTATGTATTTCCCCATCTAAAGCAACATGACTAACTTCCCGGCATTCCAATGGGAAATTATTCTTCCAATCTCTATGCCATTGAGTTTCATTCTCCCACCAGGGATCACAATCTCTTAACCTGAAATGTGCCCAATGATTGATGATTTTAGGCCCACACTTAGCAATTGTTACAGCTCCACATATTGGACAGTTTCCTCTACCCCCTTCAAAAGCTTCTACTCGTTTATTATTTACTAATGCTAATTGCATTTATTCACCTTAATGTTTAATCATTTTAGGATATTCTTAAAACAATATATCAATTCTTATAAGTAAAACTTATCCACAATGGAAAAATAATTAAAAGGTAAAAGGAGTTAAGACTATGTGCGCAAACTATGAACCAATAATAAAAGACCGGGTACACCTTTTAGATCTATTAGAACCAACCTTCGATTATAAAGCTGACGTTTATCCTGGTTACGACTGCCCTCTTATATTTAGCAATAATGGGAATATAGAATGGAGATCTGTTAAGTTTGGTTTGATTCCAAAATGGAAGCACGACCTTAAATATTCTCGCTTTACATACAATGCTAGAACAGAAACGGTTGATAAAAAACCTAGCTTTAGACATGCTTGGGCTAAAAGTCAGTTTGCGTTAATACCTGCAGAAAAGATCTATGAACCTAGGTATGTAAATGGAAAGGCTGAACGTTGGGGAATTTATCGTGAAGATGGCTTACCTTTTACAGTAGCAGCTATTTATGATTCAACTATGATCGATGGTCAACAAGTTAGATCTATGGCTATGCTGACTATCAATGCAGACAATCACCCTTTCATGAGCCAGTTTCATAAACCTGAGGATGAGAAAAGATCGATCATTGTTATTCCAGATGAATACAGAGAAGATTGGTTAAATTGCAAAAAAGAAGATGCTGACCAGTTTTTCTTTGAAATGCCGATCGGTGAATTTACTGCTAATATTTTTCCTAAAAAATAGTAGAAATAATAACAACTGCACTTGGCAGTTATTATTATTTCTACTATTTCTATTGTTATTAATCATTATCAAATATTTGCTGAATTACTATAGAAATTGTTGCAAATAAGGATGTGATTGCAAGCTTCCCATACCAAACGCCGAACCATAATTTCTGCATACCCAACTTGAAGTTATTTTCTCGTAAACCCGCCCAATCCAACAAATCATAACTTTCTGTTTTTAAAGAATAAAAATCAAGCAATGGATAAATACAGAAACTAAGTAATATACCAAAAATCATATAGAACCAGAACTTAGAATAGCCAGTATCACTATAGATTCTATATATAAAATAAGCACTTGAAGACCAAACTATTAATAAAAATAAAGTATAAATTGCAGTTTTTAGATCGAAACCAAACTTTATGCTAAAATATAATAAAATTGCAAAAGCAATAGATATTAACAAAGCTACAATCTTCATTTTAAAAAGCTCCAATGGCTCGTAGTTAAATAATTGACTCTATATAACCAAAAAAATCAAACATATTAAATAGAGCAACCAATATTCTGAGTAACAAAATATTTCAAAACAATGACTACCTTTTTAAAATTCAACACACTCATTTTAAGGCGAGACTAACCTGTCTAGACTTAAAATAAAACACAATAAAAATTAATAGAGTAATAATTTATTCTAAAAATAAAACTATTATTTTAAAATCTTTTTATTTTAATTAACTAAAATAATTTCATTACAAAATCAGCAAATTAATTTCAACTAATCATTACAAATCAATTACTTACAACTTAAATATTCAACTTCAATTTATCAATATTATAAGCCTAATATTTTAAAGCATCTCTCCTTAAACCCCCAAAAAAGATTAACCATAAAAACTAAAAAAATTTTAAATTCTTAAAAACATAATTATTAATATTATTAAATTAAAATAGAGCATATACCACAATTAAAACTATATAAAATACTATTTTAAAATCATATTTTTATTTTTAAATTAATAATTCACTCTTTCCAACTGTTCATTTTCCGATCAACGGTGTGATAAGTAACGTCAGGTTTTGACTTCTATCTGTTTATCCACAACTTTTTTAATTTGAATTTAAAGATAACTCTAGCATATCATTTGAATTTGTAACAAAATCAAGCTAGGAGAAATTTATGAGCGAAATTGCACCATCCATTATCCAAATAAAGCCTTATCTTACTCAAAGTATTGCTTTGCATGAGGTTATGTCTATCAAGCTAGTTGTACCAACAACCCATATGCTTGTTCCTTATGCTTTAGAAAAGATTTCTGCAGGCTTTCCAAGCCCAGCACAAGATTATGTAGATAAAGCTCTCGATATGAACGAGCACTTAATTAAAAATGAAACTGCCACATTTATTGTCAAAGTTGCTTCCCTATCAATGTTAAATGCAGGAATCGAAATTGATGACGAATTAATTGTCGATCGCAGCTTAGACGCGAAACACGGAGATATTGTTGTTGCGCTAATCGATAATGATTTTACAGTTAAGCGGTTAATGATTGATGAGTCTGGCCAATGGCTAAAAGCAGAAAATCCAGATTATAAAAATATTTACTTATTAGATGGCCAAGAGTTGCTTATCTGGGGTGTTGTCACTCATATCATTAAAATGACAAGAAAAAGATCATGAAACATGAGAATAAAGTCTTTTTTCTCATAGACGTAAATAATATGTATGTCTCATGTGAGAGAGTCTTTGACCCAATTTTGAACAATAAGCCAGTGATTGTTCTCAGCAATAACGATGGGTGCGCCGTGGCGCGTAGCAATGAGTCGAAATCCTTAAATATAAAAATGGGCGTGCCACTTTTTCAAATTAAAGACATTGTTCAGCAGCATAATGTAATCGTACTTTCAAGCAATTATGCAATGTATGCAGAAATGTCGAGACGTTTTCACAAGATTCTGAGCTCGTACGTAACTCCTGAAGAAGTTGAGCCTTACTCAATAGATGAGTGCTTTGTTGATTTCACAGCTTATGAGAAGAACTTTGATTTAGAAAAAGTTGGTCACGATATGCGAGCGAAGATATGGAAATGGATTGGTTTGCCCGTGTGCGTAGGAATTGGTCGCAGTAAGACGGAAGCAAAGATATCCAACCATATAGCTAAGAAAAATCAAGGGTTTAATGGTGTTTGCGATCTGGTAACAATGGATCTGTGCAATAAAGAATATTATTTCTCTTTAATTGAAGTATCTGAAGTTTGGGGTGTTGGCCGTAAGCACACTAAAAAGCTGCAAGGGATGGGGATTAATACGGTGCTTGACCTAGCTTGTGCTGAGCCGCGCGAGATGCAAAAGAAGTTTTCAATTGTGATGGCAAGAACCATTTATGAATTACAAGGCATCTCATGCATTGAGATCGAACACACTCCCCCATCAAAAAAACAAATTGTCGCATCTAGATCTTTCGGTGGTCGCGTTACTGAATTAACGGATCTAAAAGAAGCTATCTCGATGTATGCGCAAGATGCTTGTAAGAGATTGCGTGATGAAGGTCTACTATGCGGATGCATGATTGCTTTTGTACAGTCAAATCCTTTCGATCCAAATGTGCCGTTTTATAACAAGTCAATCACGGGTTCGTTTTCTGAGCCCACAGATTGCGCTATTGACCTCGTCAAAGCAGCAACAAGAATGTTAAACGATATCTATAAAGAAGGAATTAAATACAAGAAATGCGGCGTAGTGCTGACCTGTCTAGAGCCCAAAGCTGGCCATACATATGACCTCTTAACCGACTTTGAGCACATAGAGAAAAAGGAATGTTTGATGAAAGCTATGGACGGTATCCATAGTAAGTTTGGAAAGAAAAAACTTGGTGTCGGACCTTGCTTTATACCCAATCGGAACTGGTCAATGTCGCGGGATAAATTAAGCAGAAATCCGTTTAGATGGGATGAATTATTAGTAATAAGAAATTAAAACAAATATAATAATCAAGGACTAAAAGAGTAGTATTAAAATGGACCTAGAAAAAAGATTAGAACTTTACAAAGCTGAATATTTATTCCAAATTGACATGAAAGAAAAAATATATACGAGAATGGCTATATTTTCCGTATTTATAACCGCCTGCATAACTGCAAATTTTACAATGTTTGATGCTTTATTAGAATTATCACAAACTCAACTTACGTTAGTTGTCGGCTTGTGGATATTTTGTTTATTCTATTTAGTGGCGATTATTATTAATTTTTATGGTATTTCAAAACATAAATACGATAAATTAGTAAATTCTAATATTGAAATGGAGCAATATAGAATAGTTTTAAAAAATCATTTCACAACTAATAGTGCCACTCCACCAAGTCAGCAAGAAATTGAAAAATATGTGAGGGAACAATTTAATCTATATCTTATAAAACAATATGCGGAATGCTCTTCAGCATATTATTTAAATAATGTAGATCGTCAAACAAAGCTGACTAAGATTGCAAGCAGCTCCTACTCGATTTTAGTCTTAACTCTAATTGTTAGTTTATTTTATGTTGGTCACAAACTTGAAGGGAAATTCGATGAGTCAAAATCAAAACATTCCACCACCACCACCACCACCACCTGTAAGAGTAATAAAGGGCGATAAATTAATTATTGATAAAAGTCCTCAACCACCTCAACCTCGAATTAAAGCATAAAGCTATAGGCCCTCATCGAGGGCTTTCACACAAATACCCACATTCACATAGTTGTTGATAGTATGAGCTGTGCATCCTAATAATAGAATGCACAGCAAGCCGATTACCTAAGCAAGTTTTGACCTTTTGCAATGGTACATGTGCATACTATGAAATCCGGTTAGCAATCCAACCGTAAAAGAATTGTCCCTGGTCGGAACTGGTCGATGAGTAGGGATAAATTGAGCAGAAATCCGTTAAGATGGGATGAACTGCCACTTATCACGAAATGAGAAAATATTTGCTCATATTTAATTACTTTTACCAATTTTGAGAAAAATTTTGCTCAATCAAATCATTACTTAGAAAACTAGAGTGAACTTTACACGAATAACTGATAAGCAATTAACCCAAACACTTATACCCAAGTGTTTTGTACCTCCAACACCGCCTGAATATGAAGGTAAAAATATTGTCTATGTTTTTGATAGTGAAGATTCTTTTAATTTAACTTATGATGAACTCGTCGACATTATTAGTAAGGCTCGGATGACGGGGCCACAGATGATTCCAATCTTAGGAACTGTTAGCGATTAATGAAAAGCAAAAAAGTTAATTTAAAATTAGTTATATTGTGGGGTGTTGTGGCTTATGCAATTGCACTTCTTACATATTGCACAATGAATAATTTCTTAAATTCGTCTGCAGATGATATCTCTGCTTTTGGTTCAATACTTGGGGCATGTGGCGCGTTCTTTGCTGCATTTGTTGCAACGTACTTATTTAATGATTGGAAAGAACAGCACAATAAGCAAGTTACAAATACACTAGCCTTACAAGCCTATGATGTATTCTCCGCATTTGAGAGAAATATACTTGAATTTGCTAGTTTTCTATCTGATATAGAAGGATTAATAAATTCATATGAATATGAATTGAAATATGACTCATTACAGAGAGACGGTCATTTAATATACGTACAAAATATCGTTAATAAAAAAGCTGAAATGAATATTAACTTTTTAAGCTTACTCTCAAAACTAAAAGCTTACTCAGTAGTTAAAGAAAATTATATTAATTTGGGGGAAAGAACTTCGTTATATCATGACAAATTTGTTTCTATAAATGCATATGAATTAGAAGTTTATAGTTTAAGAGATAACGTCAATGAATGGGAGTCAAACTTGATTGGATATAGAGATTTAATTCAAATATTAAAAACGAACGAAATAGACCAGCTTTTGAATGATCTGCGTGTATAGATTTAAAAACTATTCAGTTATAAATAAAATCTTATTAAATAAGGACCTTAAACTTGAACTCTACCATTTTCACGGCTATAGCAGTGGCTTTTTTTTCTGCCGCAATTAGTTTTCTTACACAGTATTTCTTTAAACTATATGATAGTAAAAATCATGCCCAGACTATTGAAAGAGCAATTATTAGTGAGATTTCGGCTACACTAAAATTAATAGAAAAACGAAAATACTCTGAATATCTTCAAGTATGTATACGAGAATTAACAACAGGCGAAAGTCAAAAAGTCCTCGTGTCAATTGAACAACAACAAAATCTTTTCCCTGTCTATAAATCAAATATAGATAAAATTGGTTTGCTAAATGCAGATTTAGCATCTGAAATTGTTATGTTTTATGCATTATTGGAATCTGTCTTAGTCGATACGAATTCAAATGGCTTGCTAAGCAATCCTGATTTTTCGAACTTGGAAGCTTTTAAAGAAACCTATTCAATCCTTAATGAAGCGATTACTTTAGGTAAAAAGATTATAAAAAGTGAATAAGCCCTCCTCAATGGACTTACGCACAAATACTAACACTAAAATTAGTATTGATCGCATGAGCTGTTCATCCTAAAGACAGTCTAGAAGAGTCTTTAACAGAAAATTTAAAGTTGGAACTGGCTATATGTGGGTTTGTAATAAGTCAATGTCGAGAGATGAATAGAGAAAAAATCCCTTCCGTTGGGATGATTTATTAGTTATAAATCAATAAATTTTCCAGTCAGATATGGTTATGCGTTTAAATAAAGATAATGTAATAAATGCGTTTTGTATATTTTGTCTAGTCACAATTATGTGTGTGATTATAATTCTAGTTTTAAAATTATTTTTTGGTCAAAAAATAGATATTGGCTTCATCAAGGATATCTTCTCTATTGGTTCGACTCTAGCTGCAGCGTTAATTGCAATAGCACTTTTTAGCGATTGGAAAGAACAACATAATAAACAAGTGAACTCTGATTTTATTATGAAATTCTACGATGACTTATTTATTATGAAGGCAGATGCTATCTCAATCATTGGTTTTTTGATAGATTATTCAAGTTTAGAATTTGAAGATAAAATTAAACAATATGAAGAATTAAAAATAAATAATATTCATTTATGTAAGTTAAAAGATTTTTCAATACAAAAACTATCTGATCTAGCCTTTATAATAAATGAAGATGACTACAACAAGCGTTTTGAAACTAAAATTGATGAATTAGATAAAAAATTAGAATCCCTTCTTTTGGTTTACAACATATTCCTTAAGACTTACAGTCTTGATCAAAGAGAAAAGTTGAAAGATTTGAATAAAGTCAATGAAGCAGAAGATAAATTGTTAGAAAGTTTGCCAGGCATGCAAGGTGATTTATATAATCACTATCGAGCTTTTATGGTTGAACTTAAGAAATATTATCGTGCTTAAAATCTTAAAAAAGCCCTTCTTAAAGAGCTCTTACACAAATACCTACATTCACATTCGTATTTATAGAATGAGCTGAGCATCCTGATAACAGAATACACAGCAATAAAGTTTTAAACATCGATTGGTACCATCCCGACAGTTTGTCCAGCGAGCTCATGATGACAATCAGATAAGAATTGAATCTTTCCTTCAGTCAAAAACAAATGGCATCGGCTTGCTGGATAATGGTCATTAACAAGTAAAGAAGGTGTAAACGTTGGCTTATTTATATCGCCGTTAAAACCCCAAGTACTGCCATTATGATGTGCACCTTCTTTCACATGAAATGGATGTAAATATTTACAACCAGGGCACTTAAACATATAGATGCCGCTGCTCCAGTACTCAAGATAAGGAGTAAGCTCAGTTACTGTTTCAGCTTGAGTCATTTAGATCACCACTCTATTAGAAATCCAGCCATAGAAAAATTGTTCCTGGCTTGGATTACGTTCACAGATTTCTATGTAGCGTTGGCCTTGCATGATATTAAGAACTCGCACCAATACTTTCTCTCCTTCTTTGCCACGCTTGGCCAGATAAGTCTTAAGTGCATTTAATGTCGCCGGACCATAAATCCCATCTACTGATAAATCTGGCCACCCTGCTTTACTCTGGTTATTCAATAAGTTTAGTGCACGCTGTAAAAGTGGTTTTGCAAAGCCGGCACCACAATTTACTCCTGTGTCTAATAACTCCTCCGCTACCGCTGAAGAAACGGTATTCACCTGATCAAAACGCGGAGCTGTCCAATAGTTTTTGCGATAAATAGACTTGGCGACATCAAGCGGCAAATCCTTCATGTTTCCTTTAAATCCGTTTGCTCGAGCAACTGCTTCAGTAATACCGTATTTAGTAGCAGCACCTCGATCAGCAGAGTTATTTACATAACCACCTTCACGTTTAATAAGTTCTTCAAGATATTGTTCAATGTTCATTTCAATTTTCCTTTAGACGTAAAAAAAGCCACCGGAAGGTGGCTTGAAAGTTGTGTTGCTTATTGCTGCTTCGTATCTTCAGTTTTCTTTTTCTTTTCAAGTTCAGAACTACCAAAGTAATAGCCGCAAGCCATAGACATGGCCCCTGCAATAAAACCTAAGGCAGTGTTGATTTGAGTGCTATTTTCACGTGGCATTTCCACAAAAAACAAGGCAATCACCAATACAAACATTAATGCTACAAGAGCAAATGAAAGGTAGGCTCTAGTTTGTTCACTGCTCATCGTTATCACCTTTTAAACGTTTTTTAGTCAGCTCATATTGCTTCGTTTGAAGCGCATGAATCTCATCCTTACGCTTTTCATCTCGCTTTTTGAAATAAAGATTCGTTAGGTAGGTTGCTATACCGATTAAGATCGAAAAGACAACGGCCCAATCAATTTTGCCTATTACACCGATCAAGCTGCCTCCTACTACATAGCCATAAGTAAATTTTGTTGCAGTCGCAGCAGCCGTACTTGCAGCCGCTTCGACTACACTATTTGTTTGACCGTTCATACATGCCTTCCTCCAGATCATAGGCAATAAAAAAGCACCCGAAATGGGTGCTCTAAGTACTTTCAAAGTATTAAAGGGTTTGTAAGATTTTCCCTCCATTTATTAATTTAGTTGTGAGTGGTGCTACTCCGACAATTGCAGTACCGCCCGCTCCTGGCTGGCCTTCAGTTGTTCCATGGTAATTCCAGTTCGAAGTTCCACTATTTGTCGATTTGGTACCACGTTGCCCCCAGCCCCCGCCATCACCAGATAAAGGCGATACATAGCGGTCGCCATTTGGAGTTCGGTATCCTTTACCGGGTATATCAGCTTCAGCGTCGGTAACTTTTACAACCATTAGATAACCACCAGTAAAATACCAGCGCCAATCCTGAGTATCATTATAGATCGGCTGACCTGTCATAACCCGGCCAAACGGTGCACCAGCTCCTCCAGGAACACCCTGCACTCCATAACCTAGCTCGGTATAAATACCGCTTGGTGTAGCTCCTCCACCAGAACCACCTCGAGCCAAAGTTCCTCCGTCAATAATGAGATTTAATTTAGTGTGCCGATTCAATAAACCTGGTGCGCCTTGAAATCCATCACGGCGTGTTTTGGCAAAGTTATAATCGGGATCACTTGACCATGCACCAAAAGCCAAATGTGGCAAACCTCCATCACCGCCACGGCCAACCACAGAACCTTTAATCGTGAGATTTACAGTAAGACCAGGAGGAAATTCTCCTGTATCAATGGCTGGAAATTCAGGAGCAGCTGGAACAATAAACTCCTGTTTTGCTGGACTAGAATTATAGTCAAACTTATAAACCATTCGTGTTTCTGGCCTAAGTGAACTAGAACTCGAAACCAAAGCACCAGCTTCAACAATAAAGCTAATTTCTCCAGTCGTTGGCAAGTCACCTCTTTGCATCTGATACAAACGTGCAAGATTAATATCGAGCTGGTCATAACGGATGTAAATCGGAGAGTTATCAATTGGTACGTCAATAAAGTCTTTATCGTTTAGGTAATACCGAACATCGTAATTTACTGCTGTAACGGTATTTGAGAACTTATCAACCGGATCTTTTTTAGCTACCAGATAAGGTAATGAGTCTTTTGTATCGTCATTAACAACCGTATAGATTGTATTCACAAAATCATCGGAACTCAGCTTTAAAGCGCCATTTGGCAACCGTCCTAAAACTACTTTGTTCTTAGCAGATCCAGCAGTAATAGGAAGTAGATCAACGGTACCATCACCCATTTGTAAATAAATCACGTAACTTTTGCCTGCTATGAAATCAACATCATGGCTTAGAGTGAGAATTAAGCCCTCTTGTTTCACCACATCACCACTTTGATGGATGCCATTTCGATAATCAGCTACAGCAATACGGTCACGTAAAACCAGTAATTCCGATTCTGGCGCTGCATCAAAGGTAATGGATTTGCGCTGAAAGCGGAGCTTGTTCCACAACCGATACGCATTAAAACGGGCTTGCCATTTATTACGCACACCTACAGATTTCACCTCTTTAGGGTTCTTGGCTCCTTTATCCGGTAGATAGATATTAATACGGGTGTCGTCAGCAGGATCCGTATATTCATAGGTCAACCCATCATAGTCATCCATCACACCAAGCGTGAGATCATGCTTATAACTATCCGGAATGATATTCCTGAAGTTAAACAGCAACACTGAGTTATCTGTTGGTCGTTCAAAGTAGATTTTGAGCTTATTATTTTGCCAATATGCTGTACAAAAAACGGCATCGCAAAGGTTTGTTGCCAGCTCTTCAAACGAAAGATTAGTATCGTCAATGGTGGTACAGAACTCGGCTGCTAAAGGTGTACCGAAATAATCGACAATATCGTTATAAGTACGATAGATGTTTTCAATATCAATCTCGTCGATCGTACGGCGGCCTATCTTGTCATCGAGCGCCATTGAGACCAAAGCATCTGCAAAGCTTGAAGTTGGAAACAACTCTGTCGTCATCGTTCCATTTTTAAATGTAGGCAACATTCGCTGAAGATCAAAATTAATCTTGCGTGACTTAACAGATAAAGCTCCAGTCGTAGCATATGTACGTGCACGGAATACAGTTTCATGTTCATACATCGTGCTTTGCAATGGAAACGCGCCGTATAACGCTTGCCACTTCACCTCATCAACAACAGTTGTCACTGCTGGGGTTGGCGTTAATCGTCGAGCACGTACACTACAGCGCCCCTGGAATGTGACCAAATCTAGCGTTGCCCCAACAGTTTGCCGTGACTTAGCCGAACCCTTGAGAATGATCTGCTTTAGCATTGGGTTACCAATTGCAGCACCCGATTCATTCACTGGAGTAACTTCTACCTCAATCGTGACATTTACAGCTGCCTGATAGCCCCCTGAAGAAACGGTATAAAGCCCATTACTGGCAACAAAGTTAAAAATGACACGGCTACGCTCAATGTTGTCCAAGATGAATGGACCAATCCACTTTTCGCCAATGGATGAGAGCTTTGGAGATAAAGCACCTGTTTGCTGGTTAGTGAGTTCTTTTAGCTTTAGCCAATTCGGATTTACTGCTGCCGGATTTGATAAGGCCATGCGGTCATCTGCTACAGATAAGACACTGTAAGTACCGTTTAAATCGTATGTTTGCCCGTTATATGTAAATGAAGCATTAGTAATTTCAACACGGTCATTACTGACAAATTTAGTTGTTAAATCGGTATTGTTTGCCGCTGCTCGTAAGATTTCATTTGGGTAAGCAAACTGAAGATAATTGGTACCTTCCAGACTTTGAGTGTCAGCTGGTCGCAAAATCTGGCCATTAACTGAGTTTTGATGCTGAACAGTTAAAGGCGGTGTTGTAATTTCGCTACCAAGCGAAAAATAAGGTTGGCCAGAAACAATATCAACACCAGGACGAAAGACCTCTACCGATGCCCCTGCAATATCGACAATATTGGTTTCACCATCGTAAGCACCTTTAATGTGATATTGGCCACGACCAATACAGCCAACAAGATGCTCAACCTCAACGTTGTTTTCATAAACTTTGTAAGGTACAGCAATTAGATCAGCTGTATCCCAAGCAGCACCATAAATATCAGCAATACGCCCATTCACCCGCATTTTGTTTTCGCGATTTGAAAGTTCGTTATTGGCAGATGAGGATTGGTTGTTGTTCTGAGTGGTTTGGGCAATTGACGGTGCGGGCATTAAAAATGCAATCGCGACACTTAAAACAATAGAAACGATAGCAGCAATAAGCGCAGGCATCCCTTTCGGGTTTTCAATCACAATGAAAGTGCCAGGTAAGAAATCAAGCTGTTTTAAGTCGTGAGCATTCTTAGGTGTAACTTCATTGGCAAAAGATATTTCTGCATGATCCATATTGCTTGAAGTGTGAAAAATACGGACATGCTCAGGTAAGTATTCATATTTTGAAGTAAGCCATTGCCCAATAGTTTCAGCATGCTCAATTGTCTTCTCTTCAGACAAAGGATCCTGTTTATAAATAATCTTAATCATAGTAACTAACCCGTCTAAACCCCATTGCTTTAATAACGTCTTCAGCTAAATAAGTGACTCCGCTTTCCATCAGGTGTAAAACCTTCTGCCCACGAAAAAGCCCCACATGCGGGGGCTTATTTCTTTGTCTTGGATGGAAGGCAACTATGCAGCCTTCCTTTGGCATGGGCAGCGGATTTAGAAGTTTTAATCGTGAGACTTTAAACTCAATATGGCCTTTGGGTTGCATAAATAAATCTAAAGCTTCACTTCGGTCTACTCCGTATAGATCAAGAGCGGCTTCATGTGCAAAGTGAACACAGTTGTAGCGCTCTTCATCGTATTGCTTATCAAGTAAATGATCATGACTTTTCATACAGCCCCCTTCAGTCCACTAAAACGATCTAATGAAAAGATGTCACCAGTTTTGGAAATATTTAAACGAGGTGATTCAGCTTTAAATGTCACGGCTTTATGGTTCATTGAAACACCTGCAAGTTGAAGGCCAAGCAAATAATGGATTGGTGTATTCAAGTTATCTGAACTGTACAGGCGATAATTCACAGTAGGTTTCACATCTGCAAATTGGCCTTCAAGCGCTCGCTCAAACTCATCCGGCAATATATCGCCAAGACCTGAAACTGAGACAGTTAAAGTCTGGTCTAAATCCCCCAGCATTCCAGATCTTTGAATTGACATAGGCAGATATTCGTAAAAGACCTGTCCCCCACCTTCTTTATGCTGGACATAGACACCACGGTCATCATTACGAACAACGCGATAAATATTTAGAAATGATGGGTGTGATAACTCAATACACTCCAGTTGATAAATATCAACTTTACGATTGAGAAAGAACTTTGCGTATTCGTTATCCATTAAACCTCCCAATCTTTGATTAATGCTGCATCAGCTGTAAGGTTTGGCTGGTTTTGAATGACTTCCATCTGAGCGGTTACCCGGTAAAGATTTCCATTCACTTCATTAGTTTTGAATGACTCAGGAATGAAGTTGCATTGGTATTGTTGGCGCGTTCCCTGGTCAATAACGAGATCCGCATAGAATGAAGCTGGTTTGTTTTGGTAAAGTCGCCAAAAAGCCATCATTTTATTGAAATCGGTTTTACTTAAATTCCAGTTCACATCGACAATGTGGCTATTACGTTTCACATCGATGTAATAGCGTCCACGCCCTCCATCCATTTGCTGGCGTTTAACATCATCACCCGGTGTTACGCCATAGCCATTTGTTTGAGGATTTAGCTTTAACTTGTACATACCTTTCCTTCAGACAATAAAAAACCGACCATTTAACGGTCGGTTTTTACAGATGTTTTAATATTAAATTAGTTCAAATAATTCAGAAATTCTTTTAGCTTCTTCAATACTAAAATTTGCGAGTTCGCGCGTTATCTCTATTTCCATTTTATAGTCCGCCCTAGTTCTTAATTTTTTTAAAGCATTAATCTTTGCATAAACCAACTCAGCATTTAACTTAGTCTGCTCATTAACATCTGGCTCATAACTGCGAAGACTACTATACAATCTTGCATGAACCCCGCCTTTATCTGAAGTTGGCTTCCACCCTAATCTATTCTCAAGATGGTATTTTGCTTCATGGAATGTGAAGTAATAAGCTCTACCTATAACATTTCTTAATTGTAAATCTAGGTATGAGGTTTCAGCAGATGCTATCTCATTACAATATTCTAAAAGCTTATTATCCATTCAAAATCTCACTAAAAGGAACGAATGTATATGAGATCTTGTTATATGCAGTCAAAAGACCTTCTTTAAAACATAATTCAATAATTTCCTCATTAATTTTCATGATCTCTTTTATTGGTTGATTTATATATATAAGAAATAAAAATTCTTCATCAATAAAGCTATAGTCATGGTTTAACACTCTAGCATTATTCTTAAAAACAGTACTCTTGATAATACAAGAGATCTTTTTGAAATCATTTTCACTTATATCTAGCTGACCATTGATATCAACCAGTACATGGTGATGTTCAGAACAGTTATTTATTACAGCTTCACAATAAAACGATGAATCCTTAGCCCATAACTCACCATTAAGTAAGAAAATAAGCCCAAGATCTTTTGGTAAGATTCCTTTTGAATCCATTTTTTGTATTTCAATTAGCCTTACAATCTTATCTACTGTTTTACATACATTATCAAAATCAAAAGTATGATTAAAAATATAAATTGCATTCCTTAAACAACTAAAATTATTAGAATTATTTAAAACATATAATGCTGCCACATTTGCTTCACTTAAGTTATTAGCATTTAACTCTATCAGCCCTTTCATAACATGCCAAAGATCCTTAGGTGCAGTTTGTTTACTACTATCAAGTAACCGCATACACCTCACATAATTAAACTCACTAAGGACTTCATAAGGCTTAAAGCTGTTTATCAGCGAACCTAATTCATCCATTTTGGTTTTTGGAATTGGTGTTTTCATGTCTTAATAAAGATAAAAGTTATAGTTACAATATTACTGAATTTATTTTATAAGATACATGAAAATAATCATTCGTCTTGCAATCATCCGAAGAATCACGAAGATTTTTTAATCTTAAGCAGATGGAAAAAAACCACCTCGAAAGGTGGTTCTGTTAATTATCGATTGCGTCTTGTAGTCGTATTCTCTGTCAATGAGCGACTAATTAGAGAGTTTGGATTTTTAATATCTTCGCTTACTAATCTTGGTACCGCTTTTGGAAGTTGCTTATCAAGTTCTTCCCTTACGATGATCCGGACTGTTTTCTCATCCAGTTGTTCTGCTTCAACAGTTGCACCACTTACCTGATTCACCACTTCAATCTTGAAATTGATAGTTGGTGAAGATTGCTCAAGAGAAGGCATAAACTCAGCTTGAGGGCGCGAAGATTGACCTGAGGTAAAGTCCTGCACATCTTCAAGATTTGATCGATCTTGAACTAAACCATTTGAAGAGAAGTAAACTTTACCGTCATGGAATAGATCTGAGTTCGCGTTGTTAGTAGGGTTAGCTGCACTAGTATTTCCTTTATAGATAATCTGATCATCTTGATAAGACTGATTAAAGATGTTTGAAATATCTCTACTTTGGTTAAATGCCCGTGAACTTTGATTAGCCCGATTCATGACACTTTCAAAAGAGGTATTGCTTTGAATCGAATTATCCAGTGCTCTGCTAAAGCTTGAATTGTTCCCGGCATACTGGTTAGTAATGCTTTGAACATCTCCCAATCTTGACACCGCGTCTTTGCTTGGCTTGAGAGCATTAACGATAATCTGATTCTCTCGAGTAGGCTGATTAAAGATATTCGAGATATTTTGAATGTCATTAAAAGCTTTTGAGCTTAGGAATGAGCGATTAAAGACATTTTCTGCTGAAGTGTTATTAGTGGCATGGTTATTAATAAATGCTTCAGGTCTTGCGCTCTTACGCATGTTTTCAACCAATCCAACACCACCCCAGCGTTTAATGTCTTCTTGGGACCAGACCACCTCGCCTTTATGAACAATTCCCGCAGCTTCGTACTTACCACCACTTCCAGTGTAACCACCGTCAGCAAAGCCTTGATCTTTGATTGCACGGATGTTTGCAATAATGCTAGCTCCTTGTGCAACGGCACCAGCAATCAAAGGTAAGTTATACGGAAAACCAACTTTTGAAGCTGCTGCGATATTTTGCTGAATAGCAATACCTGCAGCTGCAATCGCATAAGCTTTATCTGCTGCAAACATGAGCTTGTATGCTTTGGATTGTTCACCAAACATTGAACCAAACATCGAGGTGACTGAGCCCATCATTTGCCCACCTAGAGCAATTTGGGCGTTTAATCGATCCTGTTGATATTTGTCTTCTATGTCCTTAGCGTTCTGAGCATATTCACTACCAATCTGATTACGTTGCTCTTGAGCAGCTTGAATAATTGCAGTCTTCTGGTTTTCGTAATCCTGTTGCTGAATTAATCCAGCTTCCATCTGTGCATTCAGACCATCTAAACCACTTTGCTCACTAAGATCAGTTGCGGCAAATTGACTATCAGCTAGGTCATTGGCAGCACCTAAACGGCTGAACCGTTCCTGATCCTGTCTATAGAATTCACTAGAGCCATTCATATCCGCTTGAATACCACCCCAGTTCTGAACAGCATTATTAACTTTGTCGCGTGTCTCTTTGTCCTGATTGGCTTTAGAGAACGCGATTAACTTTTGCCGCTCTTCAATAGAAAGCTTTGTATTCTTAAGAATCTCCTCTCTTTCAAGTCTATACCGTTCCTGCATGGCTTGAGTTTCAGAAAGCAAAGATAACCGAGCTTGAAATGCACGTTGTTCTTGAGCCAACTGCATAAGAGCGAGTTCTTGCTTATACTGTTCTTTGACTAATTCAACAGCCTGCTTTTGTTCTGATTTACTTAATTCAATATCATGAGCCGCATTAAACTTTTTGCGATCAAAATTTTCTTTAAGTAGTTCAGCCTCAGTTTTCTGGAATTCCTTATAGTCCTCAAGTTTGCTTCTAATTGCTTGTTTGGCTATCGCGATTTCATTGTCAGCTCGGCGCTGTAATTCAGCCTTAATTTCAACAGTACGCTCAGGAGTAAAGCCTGCTTTATCAACATCCTCCAGTCTAACTTTTAAGTTATTCTGGATCCGCTGTACTTCAGAGGCTACTTCATTTTCAAGAGAGCGCTGCGAATATTGTTGACGTTCAAGTTGTGATTGAATATCACCTGATGCCTTATCACTTCCTTTACTCGCCCCGCCTTTAACCTTGCTTTGCATACTTGGTGACTGATGAAGAAGTTTAAGTGACACGCCATCTTCAAAGATCACTTCACTGACATAACCACCACCTTTGCTGTCGTACCTGGTCTTAATATCTTTAACAGCAACATTGGTTGTGATCGGTGTGCCTTCAGGCATTGAAAAATCAATACCCTTATGAAATGAAGAAGCCCCTTTAGTAGGGGCTTTTCGTGGACCGTAATTTGAACTGATCTTGTAGGATGACAATGGTTTGCCACCCGCCTGCAACCTAGCCAGATGTTCATTAGAGACTTTCTGGCCAGACATGGAACCACCATAACGAACATCAAGATGAGGACCTGTACCAATGCCAGATTGACCTGAAATACCAACTAATCGTTTAGATATCTTCTCCTGTTTCTCTAATTCTTTCGTACGTTCTTTATCCTTGTTTACAAGTACTTCAAGAGCGTTTTCCTGCCCAACAATTCCTTTAATGATTTTGTCTTGCTCAACCGTAACTCCGGAGTATCCTTTTTTTTGGTTTTCACGGTATGTCTGCAAAAGTAAATCAGCTTCCTCGACTGATCTTCCATATTTTTTAATAAGTGTAGTCTTGAAAGCGGCATCCCATTTACGGTCAGCTAAAGTTTTATTGATATCTTTCAATTTGTCATGTAGCTGAACAACATCATTGACAGCATTTTTTGCACCCTGACTGACATCATTAAATCCTGCTTTTGCATTGGCACCACTATTTCTTACCAGATTTAGCTCAGTATTTGTCTTAGATACAGCAAGTGAATTTTCATCAACTTTCTTTTTACTATCAACAAGCTGATTTATCTGATCGGAGTTAATGAAATCAAGTTGATTTAGTCTCTCAAATGCCTGATTTACATCAATCACTTCATTTGTTAATTCAGCCCAAATTCGGTATGCCTCAGTACTCTTTTTATTGCTATCAGCAATAGTTTGAGTTAGTGCTAAAAAATCATTTTGAGCTTTTTTAAGCTGAGCTGACTGTGAATTTAACTGCTTAGTTAGTTCTCCTTCAGCTGCACGTTTTTGGGCGCCATTTAGCTTAGTGAGTTCATCCGCAGCCAATCCAGCATAACGCGTCTGATCCTTAAGCATGTCATTAGCTTCATTACCATTATCACGCATCAACAAATAACCAGCAGCTAAGGTAGCTACTGTAATTCCTATACCTGCTGGGCCCCCCAAAACGCCCAACAATGTACGGCCGGCGCCAAACATAGCTCCTGTAAGGCCAACTGCAGCTTTTTGAGCTGTTGCATTCCGTGCTTGGGCAACTGCTAATGTTGTCTCTGCTGTGGCTAGTTCCCGTGTAACTTGGGCTTCAATTTTCTTAAGCTCAGCCATACGGGTAATAGATTGAGTACGCCCAACTGCATTGATCTGTGATTTTAATCGGCTTGCTTCTAATGCTTTTTCCGCAGCCAATGCGGATAAAGTAGCTTGAGTATTGACTACTTGAGCTTGAGCTGACTTAACAGCTGCAGATGACTCTGCCAGTTCCGCCAATGCTTTTGAACGACTTGTTTGAATACTAGATGTTGTTGCAGCAATATCAGCGTAGACAGCCATTGATTTAGCAGTAATTGCTTTAGTTACATATCCAATTCCAACTACAAAAGCTCCGTCCGCAATCAAATCCAAATTAGTTGCTAGAATTTGAATAGATCCAGCTAAAGTCTGTGCTGCACCAGATCCCTGACCTGTTTCGCCAACAAACTTAGTTATTCCATTACTTAACATTTCCAAAGACTGAGAAATTGTTTTGTTAGTTTTGCCGTAAAGTTGCTCAACACTATCACCAGCTTTTAAAAGTGCTTTAGTAATAACTTCTCCAGTAAGTTTGCCATCTAGCATCATCTGGCGGAGTTCACCACGGGTCACACCTAGACCCTTGGCCATAGCGTTTAAGAGGCCACCAGCACCATCGACTAGACTGTTAAACTCTTCTGCACGAAGAATATTTCCATCAAGGCTCTGACCGTACTGAAATAATGCAGCTGCGGCTGATTCAGCATTAGAACCACTAATAGCAACAGCTTTAGAAGTAATTTCAGTAAGTTTAGCTGTCTGTTCTTGAGTTAAATTTAGTGTCTTTGCATTGGACATGTATTTGGAATAAACATCATTAACAGCCCCCCAAGAGGAAGCTGAACGCTGTGCAATTGCAAAAGTATCATCCATTGCCTGATTTAATTCTTCTTGGTTATTAGTCACTAATTTCAGTTTGTTATTAATACCAGTATAGAGGTCCATCTTACTAATAGCAGCCCCTACTGTTACCAGCCCAGCCATATAACCTGCTAATGTACGAGTAGCAACAGACATACGGTCCATAGACTTGGAAGCAAAGTCACCATTCTTTTCAATACTGTTTAGTTCATTGCCTAGATTTCGTGCATTGCGTTCAGCATTTTGCGAATCAATAACAATGACTAACCGGGATTCTTGCGCCATTTCACTTTTCTCCAGGCAATAAAAAACCCCGCATTTGCGGGGTTTTTGGTTTGTTAAAACTAAGACAAATTATTAATACAGCTTATGAATTTATCTTTGGAAAATTCATTAATCTCTTCACGTTGTTTTTCTTTAGTACTATATTTAGGTCGTTCATAAGCATCTAATATATATTTTTTGCTTAATTTTTTTTGATTCTCACTTGCACTAGTCTTTTCTAAAGAATCAAACATAACCTTAATAGAAACACCATCTTGCCTGTTAGTCATAACCATTTCAGCATAATCATAGATCCCTCTACAAAAGCTTTCCTTCTTAATTTCATTTGCTGCAACGTAACTCGAACTCAAGAGTAAACAACTTCCTATGAGAACAATACTCTTCATCTCAATCCACCTTTATCATACATTCTCATACTAGTTCCTAAATCAGATTGTGAGATTTCTATCCAATAATCCTTACATCTATAATGATATTGATTAACCTCACCATATCTAGGATCAGTTTCTTGCGTCAAACTCCAACCAGTTTTAGGTAAACCATATAAGGTTATAAGGGCATCTTTAACTTTGCCAATTGGAAAATCATCCATTCTAAGACTTAATCCAAAACTCAAGATTTTATAATTTTTTGGATCATAGGTTATGAAGTTAAAATCACGGATTGGTTGACTACCTAACCAAATATCATTAGTCCTATTTAAGATAGAAACACGATGTTCCTTAGCCCCTATTTTGTTAAAAACATTATTCTGAAGTTCAAGCCGTCTATAATCCTTTGATGCTAATTCCTTAACTGATTTACCCAACCCCACATCACCAACAATAATTTTATCTTTTGAAATCTCACAAGTACCGAGGTTTTTATATTCTGCCCATGAAGAAGAAGTCAAACAAATTAACCCTAACAAAATAATTTTTTTCATGAAGTTTCCCATTTTAATAATGAGTAAAATTTAACAGTTAGGGCATTAAAAAACCACCCAAAGGTGGCTCATTTATTTGTATTAGTTATTCCTACTTGGTCAACTATGAAATCTGCAATGTCTTGAGTTGTCATATCTTTAACGAAAAACAAATACACAATAATTAGAAATACAATACCTAATGACCATGAAACATTTTTTTTCATTTGAATCCTTTATAAAATTTTCAAGTTTAGAAAATAAATTATTAAAGTCTTAAGTAACAAAAATCAACCACAATTAACTACAAAAGTTTTTCTGTAGAAGCTAATCACCGTCTCAAAATCTCTTAATAGAATCTCCTCGGTATATTCATGCGGTGAAAGCTTGAGTAGAGCTGGCATGTACTGTTTTTTGTAGACAACAGGGTATGTCTTACACAATATCTCTTGCTTACGTTGAAGTGGCACATTCTGATTATTTAGATCATCAAGCATCTTCCCTATTTCTTGATCCGCACTGATGAATTGCGCTTCAACTGAAGGTGGAAGTGACTTATTTTCCACTTGTTTGGTACAGCTAACTAAAACCGCTAAAGAAATAGATAACCCCAATGTATAAAAAAGTTTTTCTAACATATTAATTTTCAATATAAATTATCGCCAACATTATACATTTCCATATATCAAAATTCATTAACTAAAATAGCCATCATGAAGATAGCTATTTCTTACTTTTTGAATTTGGTTGAAATCTTCTTATGGGCTTCATCAATAAATAAATTGTCTAAAGCAAAGATACAGTCATTAAAGATATGAGCATCAACAGGTAAATCATTATGTTCAGCATAGACATTGATTGCCTGCTGATCTAAAGATAACGGTACACCCTGCTCATATCGTCTAGATCTAATAATCGTGCTATAGGCTGCTAGAATTGAGTCAGCCGCATAAGAATATTGTGGTGGATCCGGAATATGTCCACCTAAGAACTTGATTTGTTCGATTTCGTGCGGCGTTTTCGACGCATAGGTTTTTCGATACTTGTAGAGTTCGATGACTTTCCCAAAATCGTCGCCTTGTCTTTATCTGCGTCTTCCTGGATCTTTTGAGCCTGCTCTTTAATGAATGACCAGATCAAAAGGCCAATGTCACCAAGGTTAAGAAGCTTAGATGCGTTTTCTGGAGTATAAGGTTGCTCCGTTTCAACTGTATCGTCACCTTCAACTTCAGCGAAAACAACGCCCTTCCAATCTTCAATTAAATGAGCTCCAGCTGCATCTAATAAAAGCTCATGGTAAAGCTTTCCGTTTTCGTCTTTTGCCATTACATCATAGCCTTTTGATGAAATTTGATTCCCAGCTTTCTCTAGCGCAACTTGAAAAGGTTTATAGCCAATGCCACGAATTTTAAACTCTGCTTGTCCACCTGCAGTTTCAAACGTACACCACTTCGATACTTCTGAGCTTCGTACAATTCCAACTTTTAAAGCCATACCTACCTCGAATATTTAGGAATAAAAAAGCCCACGGGATTCAATGGGCTTCAGGTTTATTATTTTGAATTACACAAGAGCACGCACAATCGTTGGGGCTGTACGTACTTGAGCAAAGTTGATATCTAAAGTAATGATGTCATCACCACCTCCATCCGGGTGATTGGCTTCCATAACTTCAAGCTGCGGAAAGTTGAACGAGTATTTACTTCCTTTACTGTCTTTAATATCGAAAGTCAGGGTGAACACATCTCGGGTTTTGATTGCATCAATCCAGCCTGCTGCTGTAGCCGAGAACATGAATGAAGCATTCGCTTCAATATCCATCATCTTCTCTAAGTAAAACTCTGGCGTGTATTTACCTGAACCGATACAACGAATTGCTTCCAGATTATTGTTAAGCGAAAGCGTGAGTGACTGCATACACGCCTTACCTTGAATCGATTGACCATTCACAAGTAGGTTTTCAACGTTTGGCATACTAACCAATGGACGGCTTGACGCAGCTACCGGATTAACAACCGGATTGACTTGCTGGCGTGTAAATGAATTACCAACCAAGCCAAAGTTACCAGTAATCTTTCCTGTGGTCTGAATGGTAATTTCACCCGTATTTACCTGAACACCACGGTAAATAAAGACCTGCCCAACATCTTCAAAGACTTTAACCAGAGTAAGTGATTTACGTACGGTGCCGCCAAAGCTGAGTGCATTTGCTGCCCAGTTATTAAATGCAAGAGCACTTAAAAATAGATCAAATGTCCCTACAGATAATTCAAACTCTAACTGACCTGCCACTTCAGCCTCAGTGACTACCCCACCTTGACGAAAACGTGAATCTACAACTTCACTGCTTTCTTCAGTTGAGACGTTTTCTGATAAGCCATCTGTAATACGGCGAACCGTGTACCAAATTGGATTCGCTGGAGTTGTTCCCAGTACTGCTTCTTCACAAGCATATAATCGAATTTTTGCGCCTGAACTCATTTATAGTTCTCCAAAATTTAGGCATAAAAAACCCGCTTTATGAGCGGGTCGTTATAAAAATGGGCGTAAAAAACCCGCTAAATTAGCGGGTTGTTATAAGAATTTTTCGGGTTCTGTGACTTCGGGCGGTTCGGCTCCTGTCAATGCAGCTGCTACAGCTTGAGATAAGTTAGTAGGCTGAAATTCTATAGGCGTATTAGAGACAACAATTGGTTCTTCAAACAAACGAATATCAATCCAACGGCCATTAGGAATTTCGAGCGGGCTATTAAGATCGGCCACAATTGAGGCCAATTCGATATCGAATTTTCGCTTGTAGGTTTTAATGGAAATATCACCATTTTCTAAGGTTTCGTATACTACGGCGACAACTGTATTGCCGTTAGCATCTTTTGGTACTTCGAGATACCAGCCTTCCTTTGCAAAACCTAAAGAGCCCTTTAATACATAATCACCAACCCCAACCTTCTTAAATTCGATTGGCTGTCTTTCAGCTTCATCATTAAGTTCAATATGGTCACTAAATAACTTAGCAATAGGAGATGCTGCTTTAATAAAACCATTTCCATCTACAGTGGTATTTCGGTCTGTTTTGAAAACATGCGTAGTATTAGGTAAGGTTGAACTTCTTACGACACCAATAAATTGTCCATATGCTGTTGTAGTTGGACTACCAGCAATAATAACCCCATCAGTTGTATTCGTCGAAATTGCGATACCGGCATAGACACTGTTTAAAATAGTAAAGATTCCCCCATTTCGGCTCATATCCAGCGCGGGAGTATAACCACCAGGAGTACTAAAGGTGCCATAACCATAATCACCAACACGTAAAACCCGACCTGGCGTCATATCAGTTGGTGAGGTAGTTAAAGTCCCTGTAGCGGCATTACCCCCTCCCTGAATCTGGTCCCAACTAGGGGTTAAGTTTGGAATTCCCGAAGCAAAAGGGAGCATAAATTGTCGCTTACCTTGTGCCGAATTGTAAGGATAAGGTCGATGATCCCAACTGAACTTAAATAATAGATTTGCCATTATGCTGTTACTCCATCAATTACCTGGAATGTCAAAGTTTCAGTATGTTGAATAACACCACCAACAACCGCTTTGATATCCATCTGACATAAACCCAATGGCCATGTAGCAGTACTGGCCCCTGATTTCACATTAAGCCATCCTTTCTGAGTCGTCTGGCTTAAAGCAGCACAGGTTAGAGTAGCCACTGCCGCACCGGTATCTAAAGTTTTAACCTGTGAAGTAAAGGCATAACCCGTTAAGTCAATCGCACGGCGCACATCATTGGCTGGAAATTGCAGCGCATCATCCATATCAACCAGCTGCAGGTTTAAGTTGAAGGTGTCACCACGCTTAAAAACGAAATTACTCATAAGTGATTCCTGTAAAAATAAAAAACCACCGATGAGGTGGTAGTGGATAAGACATAAAAAAACCGCTCTAAGGCGGTTTAAATATAATTTGAGTTTAAATTTTCTCTTGGATGAGTTTTTTGCAACGCTCTCTTTCTACTTCCGAAAACTTCTCTAGGGATTCATAACTATTAAATTCTTTCTTTACTGGCACTTTGTAAATATTTTCAACTAATTCATGTGCAACCTTCTTCTCATTATTTGTGAGCTTATCAAAAGGAATGTCTTTATTTATTTCATCTTTTGAAAGTCCTGATTGACGTAAAGTCATCATGATGAACGCCATATCACCAATAATGTTGCAATTATCTTCTCTTTCGACTTTGGCATTAGCATCAAAAGTAAAGAATAGAAAAACCAGTGGAATTAGTTTTAGAAATTTCATACGTATATTAATTCACCTTATAGCCAATCGTGACATTATACTGAATGAAGTCAGCATCTTGCCCGATAAAAATTGATTGTCCTTGTAAACATTCAAGATGATCAGCGGTGAAATATTCAAAATGCTGAAGTAAAGAATCGCTTAGCTCAGTTAAACCTTTCACACCACTGTGATGACGTGCAGAGCACTGGACCATGATATTACCAGTACGGCGAGTACAAGGATTATCAGCAATTCCAGAAATAAAGCTGGCTCCACCTGCAATCGTTAAGCGGCACCACAAACCTTCTTTTGGTACATTAAAGCCTGGTGCATTTGGATACTGAATTCTATCTTGGGCAATGCCCGTAAAGCTTTGCATTCGATCGATAATAGCTTGCCTTGTCTGCTCTAAAGTCATTGCCATCTTAGCCACCGTACTTTTGAGAAATATAGTTAAAAGTAGTGTTGTAGATACCCTGCGGTGCTTGATCAGACCAACCATTTTCTAATCGTTCAGCATATGGCTTATTGTTTTGTATGTAGACCAAATTACCCAGCTTAAACTCCACGGCTTGAATTGCCGCATCTTGAACGGCGTTAGTTTCAGGTCCACGTACACCGAAGTCACCAGAACCAATAGAAACAATATGCGAAGCACGATAAGCTCCAGTATCGACAGGACTTGAAACAACTAAAGACTGAACAGCATCCATAGTAATTTTCTTTACCTTTTCCTTTGCTGTCTTAGCCACATCAATACTAAAGTCAGTCGGCTTTTTCCCCTTCCATCCCATCATTTGCCTCGCTTTCTTCATACTTTTTAAAAAGGTCTTGAGCGATCGCTTGAATTGAATATGCTTCAAATTCTGAACTAGGCTCTTTTTCTCCCATGAGTTTCTTCACCTTCTGCCAAACATGAACAGCTTCATGTAAAAGCAAACCATAGATCTCAATCAATTTTCTTTCTGAAGTATCGCCCAACTGGACAACTGCATACGCACCCTCAGAATAGTAACTGACTTGAGCCGCTGCGCCTTCAACAGACAAGAACTTATCAACGTTATTCATGTCCTCGAATAACAGATCCATGTGAAGCTGATTTCTGGCAAGCGTGTATTGAACATGCTGAAATGGCGAGATGTGCCATAAAGGAACGTAATCTGTGCTTATCATTCAAACTCCTTAATTGCGCCCATAAAAAAACCCACCGAAGTGGGCTTATAATGATTAGTTCTTCACCATAATTTCTTCCAATTTTTCAACTAAGGATGAATGAATAACTTCATAACTCTTCATTCTCGATAATGATTTATCTTTATATTTAATAAAAAAATTCTTGTATAAATCTAATAAATCATTTACATGTTTGGGGTTATCATTGCCTTCTATCTGAACTTTTACAGAAGCCATATTTATTAAAAGATTAATAAACCACAACATATCCATAATTATTAAATTTGAAGTACTAGCATATTCTTTAAGATTTTCTTTAGAGTTTTCAGAATCTAACGAACTAATATATAAAGCTTTCTCTAAAATTTCACTTTTTATTAATTGCAATTTTTCAAGAGCTTGACGTGGATTTGATACATTTGAATTTTCGAATCTAAATAATAAATCGAAATTATCTAAATCATTATTTGTCTTAATGATAAATTTATATATTTCTATTCCAATATTCTCATTTCGAATTTCAACATGTGACTCTCTCCAATCAATAAATAATAAAAAAGCTATAATTGGTGTTAGTCCAGTCGCTGCAAACCCCATTCCATCCTTAACCATATCCTCAACTGACGAATGAGTCATTGATTTAAAAGCTATACTAATCAAAATGAAACTTACAAATAAAACAAAAAATATAATTATAGAAATTGCGATTTTTTCAGCATTATTTCCTTTAAGTAACATAACACCCCCCTATTTTAGAAGGATATTAGACCAAGTATTTAAACCTTCCTCAACTGACATTTCCAAATAGTTGCTGCTGGATCCTGTTGAATGTGTTTGACACGAAAAGTACCTAAGGGTGTAACCCACTCATCTTCCATTATTGGTACCATAGTTACTTCATTTTGAAGCACGGTCGCTTTCTTATCTGTGGCCAGCACTCCAAGAGTTTGAATCTCATATTGTTTGTATGAGCCAAACAGAACACCACGGCCAGAATAGTTTTCTTTAACTTCAACATGAGTTTCTGTCTTAGGATCCCAATTCGTTTTAGAAATCCGCTCACATGTAAAGGAATGAACGGTGTCCTCTAGATCCTCGTTAAATGCTTCGGCAATCTCCGCTTGAATTTCGTCACGTAAGCCCATTAGATTTTCCTAACAAAAAATACACGTTTGCGTTTGCAATATGGTTTGATCAAATCAAGTATGAATTGTTCAGTTGCATTAAGTTTTACCGATCCATCCTGATATTCTTTTTCTGACTCTACTGAATCTGCCTTTACCTTTTTACGCTTCAAGGCTGGTTCCTGACCTTGATACAGCTCTCCCTTCATAATGCCCTTGATGATTTGATAAGAGGCTGTTTTTAAGGCTTTAGGAACCGATGTTACATCTTCATAAGGCTTAACATTACGCGCTAACAAGTAAGCTTCTGACTTTTCGAGATAGTCAGCTTTATCACTGGCAGATAAAGCATCAAAGCCTGCTACACGTTCAATTGCTTCTTGTTCAGTGATAAAGCTCATGGATTATTCCTTTGGAAGTAATGCTAAAAGTTCGTCTTTTTTAGCACCTGATTCAAATGCAATACCCTTTTCAGTTAACACCGCTCGAAGCTCATCAACTTTAAGTCCGGCATAATTAATAGGCTGCACTTGGTCATCACCAGTGTTTTGATTATCTTCAGGGTTTTGGTTATCTTGATCTTGCTGATTGTCGCCATCTTGCGTTTGTTTTCCTTCACCAAATTCAAGCTCAGCAATACGTGCTTTCATTGCCTCTGGATCATTCTGGAAGGCAATAAATTCACCTTTCAATGTTGCTAGTTGTTCGTCTAGCTCATTTATTTTAGCTTCAGTCATTTGTTGTCTTTCCCGTGCACGGTTAAATGATGAAAGTCCCATAGAAGGATCTCCAAAAAATAAGGCGGTGTTACCCGCCTTTTAGTTATTTGATTTTGTGCTTAAAAGCCACAATGCGGATCTGTTTAGGATCGTAAACACGTTCCCAGTTAGTGCCGGTTGCAAGCCCAGAATTTTTAGGTGCAATGCCTGTTGTCCCCGCCCACTTAACACCACGTGGATGTAGTACAAAGTGACGGCGGTTAATCAAGATATCTACACCAGCAAGACTATCGCGATCAGTTTCAACTGCATTTGGTGCACCAATATCTTGGAAGCCAACAGCACCTTGACCAAATAGGAAAGAAGTAAATACATCACCATCAACGGGCATGCCGTCATCAACAATCACACGGCGATCCATAAAGGTTTTATAGAGTAAAACCCCATCAGCATCACGCACGGTTTCAATCAAGCCCTGCTTAGATAAAGCTGACATAGTGAATGAATGCATTGAAATCGCCGTTAATTTATCGACTGCATCGCCAAGCTTATATGACGCATCGACAAAAGAATGACCATCAATAACTGCTGCGGCCCCTACGCCAGCTGAAATATCATGTACGTTACTTGCCATACTTGCAGCGCCAAAAACACCTTTGAGTGTATTCACGGTAAAACCCTGAAACTCACGGGCCCAATAATCTGCTACCAGATCACCAACTGCGCCAAGTGGATCGTCGCCAGATAATGCCTTTGCTAAATCATTAGCACCCCATGCCTTACCACGGGCATGAAGAATTGCAATATCTTGACCTGAAGTGATGTTATTTACAGTTAAAGGGGTTTGATCAGAAAGAACTTCAGATTCACCACTTAAGTCGTTCCAAAAAGGAATATTTACAGTAGTACCGCCCTTCGTTCCAAAAGCTACATCTTCTTCAAGATCCCCCACAATGCCAGACTGCCATAAGGCAGATTTCTCAGCGGTTTTATTTAAAACATATGGAGTGAATAATTCAGGAACGATTACATCAGCAATTTTGGTATCAGCCATTTGGCTTTACTCCTTAAAGTTTAATATTGTGTTTTGCTGCTAGCTCTTTAGCTAACTGCGGATTTTCATTTCGTAATTGCGCCAATTTGGTTAAGTTCACTGAACCATCTGGTTTGAGAATGTCGACCTGACCTTTTGTATTGGCACTACCTGGTGCGCCCATACCATTTGCTTTAGGCCAGTAGTACGGCTTTTGTTCCCGTAGAGATTCAACCCACTCTTTTGGCGATAATGCTGTCTGGCCATCTTTGCCAATGATCACTTCGCCGTTTTCGTCAACAGCAACCGCTTTGCCGCTTTCATCTAATGCAAACTTTGTCTTAGCTAAAAATGCAATATCACCTGTTGCTTCAGGCAATGCTTCAAGCTCTACAGCTGCTTGAACGATTTGCCCCTGAATCACTGACTCCTTAAACTTATTTGCATAAGCTTCGGCCTTGTCAGCACGGTCTTTTTCAGCTTTAAGTACCTTTTCATGTTCTTCACGCATCTTCTCGGTACGCTTCTGGATCACTTCGGTAATTTTGCCTTCAGCAATTAATTTGGCTTCTTCATCTTGATCAAGTTGAGCAAAGACTCTTTTGACGATTTCAGGATCAATCCCTTCGAACTGATTTTGAAGTTCCTGAAGTTTTCGTTTTGCATCCTTAGCGGCATCACGCTCGCTTTGAAGTGCAGTTTTAAGGCCTTTAGGATCTTCGTAACCATCTAAGTCAAGTCGAAACTTCCCGTTTTCCTCAACATATAAAGCGCGGTGCTCTTCTTTGATGGCATCCAGTGAATCAGCAATAAATGGCAATGACATGTTCAAACCTCTCGTTTGATTAAGTTGAGCCTTATCTCAAGGCAATAAAAAAGCAGCCATTTGGCTGCTCATCTCTTTAATAAAAAATAGAAAACAAATATTTGAATTTAATTAATCTCAATCATCATTTTTATATATCTCTTCAAAATCATTAACCATTTCTTCAATATATTTCATAGCAGCAGAGCTACTTTCTGTTAAAATTTTTTCATACTCCTCAATTAAATCATCACTACTTATATCCTTCCTAATAAGGACATTTAGCTTATTAATTTCGGAAATTACAGTTGAAATTCCTTTTATATAAATTCTATTTAATCTGTGTACTTCTAAATTTGACTCTTCAACTAAATTTAGATGCCGTTCAACAAGATCTTTCCTTCTAGTCTCATTATTCGTATATTCCTCCCAAAACTTTCTATCTAAATCTTGATCATAATTTTTGGAAAGCTTATTGTCTGTTATTAACCTAAATACTCTATTTTTTTCATCTTCATAGACATTGATATAAGGCTTAATTGCATTTGACTCAGCAGTTAAATCAATTAAATTTTTCCTTTCTTTTAGCATTAAGAAATACAATTTAGAACATACTTCCAGAACTTGCATTGCTTGCTTAGTGGTTGGTACATTGGCAATTAACTGTAAGCGATTAATTGCATAGCAAAATTGGAAAAACTGATTATTTGTTATTTTTAAGTCAAATTCTAAATTAGGAACCTGTCCCAAACTTGACTGGATTTCAACCAACTCATCAACAGCATTTAAATATATATCCTTTTTTAGGTTAAAAGACCTTTCAGTTTCTTTTTGATTGGACTCAAATGCAAAACGTTCATTTTGATTTTTATTATTGAAATAGTTTGTTATCAATACACCGACCAAACCAGATAATGCACCAATCATCCCAACTAATACTGGTATAAACTTTTCATTACTCTCAATAGCACGCCCTAGAAATAATAAAAGTAATGAAAAAAGTATACCAATAATAATACCTGTAATAATTCCTACAATTTTTCTTTTCATCTTAGTAGATTAAATTCAATAAAAGCATATTGATATTAACAGGTATCTTTTATATCCCCAATTCATTAAAGATCTTATCATCCAACTTTCTTAACTCATCCAAAGTATATAAACGTCCATCCGGATCAAAGAACTTATCAAAATCAAATTTGCCTTCTTTAAAGAGCTTGAAACGCTTTGGCCCCAACCATTCTTTTTGAAAGAAATCATCAGTCTTGCCGAAAAACTCTTTAAATGTTGTATTGGCATCTAATTGCCCGATTAACTGGCTACGTTCATCTTTAGGGATGTCTTTCACTGGTCGCTCATCCATTACAAATGGACGCTCACCAACAAGTCGACCATCTTTCTCAACTGGTACTAGAATACTGCGGCAATTTCGATGTAATGGCGGTACTCGTTTTGCTGGATCATCAATTCTCCAGACCATGCCGTCAAATGATGCGCAAAGTTTTGTAGTTCTCCCATCCAACACACTGACAAAACGGACATACTCATAACCTAACTGCTTAAAGGTATCTAAATACGTTTGATTAGCTACATGATTGCGTAGAGTTCTTACAGTCTGATCAATGTCCGACCTAGTGCTAGTTAGAAGGCCATCTTCATAATTGAGGCGCTTGGTACCACGAATACGTTGAACGATTTCCTGATTGGTTTTACCAGAACTAATCCCATCACGAATCGCATATTCAACTTTTTGGCGAGCTGTTTCGGCAATCTTAGAAAGAAGATCATCTACCAGCGCCCCACCCACTAAGGGTGCTTTCTGGGCAGCTGAATACAGTTTTTCGCCATTTGGCTTTTTAATCTTGCCGCTGTATAGCTTCGCCGTGTAATTAGCCTCATATACCGCTAATGCTGTGGCTGAAACTGCAAATGTCTCAGACAATGCAGTATTTATTGCCACAAACCAAAGAGAAATAAGATCACGAATCTCTTTGAGGTTTGTTGTTGTGTACTGGCCACCAGCAAGTGCTACCTTTTCCGAATCATTTAACTCATCTAACAGATCCCTAAGCTTTGTCAGCATTAATGCTGACTCATCATTAAAGACTGTTAATAATTCATTAACTGATTGAGAAGAGGCTCTATATAAATACGCCTGGTGTTGAGTGAGAACTTCAATCAAGGTTTTTTCAGTATCTGAAGCCATTTAATACCTCTAAAGCGGCATGCTATCTCGCTCACCTTCAACACGTTTCAATTCTTCTTTAAAATCATGAGCTGGTAACTTGCCAGTACCGATATATTCCCAATACGTCTGGAATGAGTTCTTTCCAGAAATGGCACCTTCATAAAGCTGCTTAGCAAGATTGATATCGTATTGCTGGACAATAAACTCAGGTTCTACCGTGAATGCATTTTTTGAAGGATCCAGCTTTAGCCATTGAGCAGCATATTTAATAGCCTGTTCAATTGCAGCAGCTGCGCACATTACAATGCTATGTAGACTCGCATGTTGATCATCCTGACGCGCACGACGGGCTTCTCCAGACTCTTGTGTATTCGTATCTACAACTTTAGCTCCAGCTTCAAGAGCTGCATTTTTTTGGGAATCCATTTCCTGTTTAGTTAACTCAATGCCGCTACCTGAAATTTCTAAGTAACCGCATTGTGATTCCTTAGGTAAGCTCCAGACAGCCATAACACCAGTAACACTAATATCATCATCATCTTCATCCCCGTCTAAACCATTAATCCAAGGTTGAGGATGTGCTGTGTGATGAAGTGACTGGAAATAATCAGCGCTGAGCTGGTAATGCTTCAGTGCTGCTTTTGCCATAGTTAAAAGAGGTACTGTGCCAACATCTGGCGAATTATCAGTGGTACCGCAGAATACAAACGGCGTGAACGATAGCTGATTACCGCCCAATGTAGGCGTTTTATCTTCTTCAGTTGAACCATCAAACAAGCGAACTACTAAGGCCCCTTCAATCATGGATAAAACTCGGTGAACCGTTTTAGTCTCATGGCCAAACTCATCTTCACTATTATCAAACTGCTCCTCGAGCACTAACAGTTTCAGATCCTTACGACCACCGATACTGTTTTCTTTCCAGTTGATGATAGATAAAGCATCATATAACGCAAAATAAGGAACACTTTGATCGTCGACATCCACCATCAATCCGCAGCGGCCATATTCCAATAGCTCCAGACAAATACGAATAAAAAGCTGTTTTAATCCAAATCCATCATTAGTTGCATTATCAATCAGTCCTTTGAGCAAAGAGCTTTCAATCACAATGTTTGGCTCAAGCTTAGAAACTAGACCAATCATCGTGCGTAATGAATCTTGAACCCATAAAGGATACTGTGCGCGACTAAGATAGGCTTTATAAATCGCTCCAGTCGTATCTCCCTGCTTTTCAGCCTCAATCATGCCAGCCGATTTAGCCAGGTACTTTGTTTGTTCCTGTTTGATTTGCTCTTCGCCAGCTACGGCATCACGCATAATTAACCAGGCTTTTTGCGCAGCAATATACTGCGGATGTTTATCAGTAACTGCCATAAAAACACCAATAAAAAAAGCACCTAAAAAGGTGCGTTGTTTAAGACATTCCTCGTATCCTTCGCATTCCCATTGATTTTTTATCAATCGGAAATAGATAAGCGATCGGATAGGTTCCTGCATCATTCATGTGGTCAAACCCTGACTTTTTATCAGGCTGCCCATAATCATCATAAATTTGACGCTCTAAGCATTTAGCGAAGTGCGGACATTTGGTTACGTTCACAAATAGCCTGCGCTCAGAGAAGGTATTACAGAGCATTCCGTTCATTGAGTTGATACGATCTTTAACAGCAGGGTTTCTACTATTCACATGAACTTTAAATCCTGCCTTTCTAAGTAAAGCTAGATCCGTTTCACTAGCATTACTTGACTTACGATTCTCACCTGAAGCATCTGGATATACCGCTATTTCATGTTTAGGGTAACGCTCCTGAATAGCCTCAATCATTGCCGGAGTATCAAAGAGATTCACGAACTCATCAACAGCATGCATCTGCTCACCACGGCGGACATATACAACAGCAGCCATTTTGGTAACGTTGAAGTCCATCCCCACATGAAGTACATCACTTGCCTGAACTGTTTCTGTAGATGCACTTAGCAAACGATTAAAGCAGTAAAAGATAACGCCTTGATAACTTTCAAAGCTTGCCTCATATTCCTGACTAAATGTCTTCGGGTCCATCTTGCGTTTAGCAACAATGATCTCAGACTCAGGAATATTTCCCCCTTGTAAAGATGTATATGAAAAGCTTTTACAGTCTGGTTCATGCCCCGGTTGACCATCCATGAATGTGTCATAACAATGGTTAAAACCTTTGGGTGTTCCTATCCTTAAAACATGGCCACCGACTCGCTGTACGCCGTTGACTATGTATTTACAAGTTGAAAGCATTGGACGAAGTACTTCTTCCCACGCCGCCCACTTACAATCTGCCCATTCATCAATAATAAGAAAAAATAATCCAGATCCACGAAGGTCATCATAATTATCTAAACCTACAACACGGATAACATGGCCACTTCTTAAAGTGATTGAACATTCAGTCTCATTTGGCTTACCAGCTCGCCATGAAGCTGGAATTGCCTGCTTTAATCGCTTCCAGAAAACCCGTTTAGCTTGCTTAAATGTAGGTGCTGCATACCAAATCTCATCCTCAACAGAAACATTCCATTTAGCTGCCAGTCTTGCGGCTCTACGCATTTCTGCTTTAGCCAAGAAAGTTTTTCCAAAACGTCGACCGCAAACAGCATCACGAAATCGGGCTTCTACTTGCCAGCCCCATAAATAAATATTGGCTTGCTTTGGCGTTAATTGAACCGAACCTTCAGGAGGATTAAAGAATTGGCTCATTTGGTATCTCCTCATCAGGATTCAAAACAAGTTTGTAATCCTCTTCAGGTGGTCGATACTCAGGCGGATTTACTTCGCGCTGTAACTTCTGAAGTTCCAATTTTTTAATTTCTAACTCAACCTTAGCTTTAGACTCGCCATCTTCAGAGCCTTTACCCTTGTTAGCCTGATCGCCTTTCTTGTCATAAAACCCTTTTGTGATTTTCTGAATCTGGTCCACGATCTTAATTGTCATGGTTACGTTATTTTTTTTAGCCCAGAGTAAATCGCTCAGAATCTTCAACTGAACAATATCATTAGCCCCACTAATGTTGTGAATAGGCTGTTTGAGATATTCCTCTCTTGTAGCCTCAAAAACGTCCTTGAACTCTTTCCTTAAATCACGACCAGCAACCTTAGTCGGGTCGTATGCTTCCACTTGCTGAGGTGACACATCGACGTTGTATTTTTCCTTGATGGCCTTAACAACTTCGGTGGGTGTCATGAACTGCGCAAGTGACCGAACCACAAAGAGTTGCTCGGCTTTTTTAAGCTTCGCCATAATTCAAAATCCATCAAGGCTCATCAAGGAAACAAGTCAAAAAAAATGAGCCAAATGGCTCAACTTATTAGACATGTCCCACAGCACTTGGAAATATTTACCTCTGATACAAACGGCGCTTGCTTCGCCACTTCAACAAGTCGCTTCACGCTTTCGTCCGCTCCCCATCGTTTTACAACACCAATGAACTCTTCAACATCATGGCCAACCAAATAATGTTTGGGTAGACCTGACATTTCACCGTAAAGAGGTTCGCCATCTTCATCACGCTCAACGCCAATGTGGTAAAGCTCATGCTCTATCAAGGCGCAAAAGTCTCGATCTGTAGCTTGCTCGCAAAAACTTGCATCGATGGTAATAAGATATACAGGCACATAGCCGAACCAATCTCGCATTTGCTGCTCTTGACGAGCTTTCTTCCAACCGCCCTGGTTAAACATAACTTTTTCACATTGACCGAGGACCATGCGCTTTTTAGCAGCACATGCTGATGAAGCCCATGCACACGCTAGGAACTCTTCATTGTCGTGAAGTAGCTCAGCAATATGATCGTGATCGGGGTTATGTAAAGGTCCACCAAGCGTAAGAAAATTAGCAACTACCCAGTTTTTTAAATCCGGTGCAGGAACAATACGAATTGCTTCCTCTTCTTCAGCCTGGTCAATAAAATCAGTTGGTGGGAATGGTCTGATCTGTTCCATCTTCAATTCTCGCTAATTCGCTTTTAATCCAGTTAATTGCATAACCTGATTCAATTTGATGAGGTTCAAGACGCTCAAATTCATAACCTCGATCTAGAGCTAGATCATATTTACTCAGTGCGTTTGCTATCTTTGTGCCGCCGCGACCAACGGCCCAAGGACTGCCAGCAATTTCTATAAGAAGATTCAACTTCACAATATAAAAATCGAATCGCCAATTTTTAGTTGAATCAAATTGAAATTTTCTTAGATAGCCAATTCGATGCTCTTCTAGTTCTTGAAATAAAGTCTCTTCGGCCTCGAGATATTTGTCTTTTGCCTTAGGAAGTGGTTTGGATTTGAGTTTGGTTTTAGGTTCTTTTTTTCGTGTAAGCCAAAAGTATGTTTTTTCTTGCATAAAAATTCCCTCCTTATAATATATCTATTTATTTAAATTAGTTATAAATGGAATTTTATGGACTATAAGTTTACTTATATAGACACAATGAAAGCAGTAAACAGCTGGGCAAAAACTGAATTATTTAATCAATCAATAAAAGTTGATGAAAACCGTGAGAATATTTATTTCATCCAATTCTTAAATTACAAAAATAAATTAGTTACCCATAAATCTCGAAAAGTTACTTTTTCTAAAAGTTTTAATGTCCCAAAAGAATTTAAAAAAGGTTTACATAATTTAGTCAAAGACTTAAAAAAGGGAGAAAATGTAAATCCTTATTTAAGTAAAGCTTCTCTGGATGCTTCAAAGTCGGATGGTCTCTTAGATGCTTTTGGAGTAAAACACTTTCATCTAGGTACAAAAATAAAAAAAGGGTTTATCGAGAGAACGGGACCTATTGCATTAGCATTCGTGAATGAATATGAAGTTTTTTTTATTAAAATTACTCAACATGGTCATGGTCATGGTTTTATTTGGACTGACCCAGATATTTTGGAGATTATTCACAGGGATAGACCTGATTTAATTAGATCATCAAAATTTACACTCATGCGTGTATCTAATCCTGTAAAGTCTGCAGAAGATATTAAAACCTTTAGAGAAATAAATGTTAATTCTATAATTGAATTGAAAGATGGAACACAATATGGTCCGCATAAAAATGGACAAAGTTTAGCTAATTATAAATTTGAACATTCAAATACTTTTAGACTTATATGCAAATCTTTAGAGAAGGAAATTAGAAATAATCAAATTGCTTTTGAGCTCAATTACGGAAGAAAAATATCAAAAATTGAATTTTCTCTACAGAGAGTTGAAGATAATCTAATCAGTGGAATTATGAGAGTATTTTTAATGAGTAATGAATCTTATTCTTTAAACATACTTCTAATCAAATCTTCTAATAAAATTCCGACTAAAACCCGTTCTTAGATCGATTATTTCCCATTTCAATATTTATAACTATTTTACTCGTTTAGCCCCAAAGCGAGTATAGTATAGAAACTAAAAAACCCGCCTCTAAAAAAGAAACGGGTCACATAAACAAAAACTTTCAGCGCAGTATTTGATTTTGATAATACAAATTAAAATATGTATTTACAATATATTTTAAGAAAATAATTGTTTGAACAAGATATTAGTCAACCAGCCATTAAACGCTTGCTTTGCTGTAAAAGACGGAGCCTGGAATAGATCAATATCTACATTTAAATCATGATGTCCTGAAATTTTATATCGACCACCACCTAAAGTAATGATGTTCGTATAAGGATATTTCAATGTTGTTAATGCACGGCCTAAAAATCTAGCTTGCTTTTCTTTATCGTGCTGACACGTCTTAAATTCCTGTGAATTTACAAAGAGATCATATTCTTGATCTATTGTTACCTTAATTTGCGTAAGTTCCACTTCGATCTCCTTATTATGGGAAATATTTTTATAACACAGAAAAACCAGCTATTAGTGAGCTCTTAAGTTAAAAATTGATATCGATGTTATCAAAAACAGATGATGCAAAATCAACTATATCTTTCCCGATTTCTACAATTAAGTCCGTTACTTCAACTGGATCTGGGTTCACAGAATTAAGCACCGAGTTTTCTTGCTTTTGCTCATCCTCTGCATCTACTTGTTCAATATTATTAATTGGATCATTTTGATTTTGCATTAATTTAAGCCAATAAAATTCAATTGAGACAAAAACTAGTTTTTAGGTGCTTTAAGGATAATTAGTACTTTTTCTGACATATCATGCAAGTCTGATCCAACAGGCAGCCAAAATTGATAATTAATGTTGTCGCGGTTAAAAATCTGCTTGTAGTACTCAGTTTTAAAAGATGGGGCGATATCAGAAGCATTAAGTAATCTTCCTTCTTTTTCTATCTTTTGCCCATCAAGTTCACTGCCGACACAGATATTCATATTCATCTCCAAAATGCAAAATGAATATAGCACACAGGATTGTTTTAAACTCGAACAATCTAAGTCTTAATTGATAGGTTTACAACCATGGGAGTTATGCTGCTCCCAGAATCTATTACGGTTTCGAGCCGCCATCAATATCATCCATTAAAAAACCCACTTCAGTGGGCTACATTTACTGTTAAATTTTGATTTTCCCTTTGTCATAGAGATCAATCAGAATTAAAGATTCGGCAAGTTTCTTAAGTTTATTGAGAAATCTTGTGTTAATTTCTGACCCAATGATCCTGCCTTTGTTTGTATCTATCTTCTATCTTAGTGAAGTTAGAAGATAGATACTTAATAAATTCAGTAGGATCTCCATAATTATCTTTGTTTTTCAAATAATGATTTGATAAAAACATTAAACACATAGATTGTTTCGCAGATACAGCAGATAAAGACTCTAAATGAATCTCTACTTCACTTGAACCCACAAGTATCAGCTTGTCAGCTACAGGATTAACAATCTTTCCTTTTGAAATTTTTATTGATGGCATTTGAAGTCACTTTATTAGAAAACCACAGCATATCATCACTCCAATACATACTTAAGATCATCAGGCGTTTCTTACTTGATAATTCGAAGCATGTAATCCTCCTAAAATGCAAAAAGCCCACCTTTTGGCGAGCTCTTTTTTAAAGGTTATCTTGGTTTTTTAATTAATTTTTCTGGCATAGAGTCTCCAACAGTCTTGATTGGTGGAGTTGGAGCTGGTGGCGGTACCGGCTTAGATGCACTTATACCCATTTTATTTATGCTCCAGTTTACTTTTATCACTTCTTTCTTCAATAACTATTGGGGGTCTATCGACTTCTGGAGGAACAGGTTTATTAAATCGAATCTTTTCCATATAACTTAAATGATCAAAATATCAACTATAATCAATAGTACAGTTAACACAAACATTAATCCACAGAATTTTATCTCTTTAAAAGCCTTATTCAAATAATTAACTTTTATAGAATTTCTATCTTCATATGTTTTAATCACCCCAGCCATATCAATGGAAAGATAGTAGTAGATAGTTGCTAGCTCATTCTGTGTAAAGTAATTGACCATATCCTTATTATTTTCTAGTTTACCCACCTTACTAACTTCTAGAACATGAAATAAATTTCTAGCTATACTGGATAATGACAAGAAAACAAAAACCATCAAAACGACAATTAAGTAAAATATAAAAGATTTTTTTTCAACATCAAACAAATACTGTTTTGAAAATATACTCATAGCCGCAATAATTATTGATGTAAATGTTAGATATTTAGCAGCTTTATCCTCATGTTTTGCATGTAATGCCTTTACACTTTCAAGCCCTTTTAATTGAAACTCATAAAGTGTTTTATAAACTTCTTTATCAAATTGATCATCGTCAGCCATAAACACCCCAGAATGACAAAAACCCCGCATTTGCGAGGCTTTTAAATGGCGTTAAATTCAAAAATCGCCAAGTTATCACAAATATGCCATACCCTGTGCGCACACTCAAGCGATTTTTTCAAAAGTTTCAAATCTGAGATGCGGATTTCGGCTTTTGATATAAGCAAGACCACATTTTAAATCTTGTCTAATTTGATTAACTGAAGTGTCATTACTCTGAGCAATATCTCTTAAAGAATTACCCATGACATGATGTGACCAAATTGCTGAGATCCATTCTTGTAATATATGGTCTTCAATTAACTGCATATCAATAAATAATCTATGTACACCACGTGCTTCATTATCGTTTAATTGACAGCAAGTACCCTTACGGCGAATACACAAACGATCTTTTAAGGTTTCATCGCTCATATACATAGCTATTAATTTTTCACGCTGTTTTTGAGTGATGCGTTTAGTAGGCATGGTTTTCACAATTTTAACCATTGTTTCAGTATCACCGTTTAGCCATGCTCCAAGCTGACGACACCATTCCTCAAAACTGTATTTAGACCAATCGACCGCTTGTAAAATGTGTTGTACTGGCATATTCATTTTCATCCCACCAATTGCTCAATTTGTTTAATCGCCACGCCTGCTTTCACTTGTTCTGTACTGAACCGTAAAACTGTAAACCCCATCATTGCTGCTTCGTTGTATTTCTCCATGTCTCCTAGATAGCCTTTGCCCCTTGTATGACGGCCTCCGCTCCAAATCCCGCCTTCAACCTCTACCAATACCCTTTTTCCGGTAATTAAAAAATCCGCCCGCCACTTACGTTTCGGGTGGAATTTATATTCCTGCTCAAAATCAATTTTGCAGGCTTTAAGATGAGTTGCTAATAAAACCTCCCCTACACTTGGTTCCCGTGTTTGCTTTACTGAACGGCGCTTTTTATTATTCTGAATAGGAAATAATTCACGATATTCAGCAAGGCTCATTGAACTCACTCCTCAATATCCTCCTTTCTCGCTATCCACCACATAACAACAGCACCGCAAACTGCTGCAGTAAAAAATGAAATAAGTAAGCCCGACCCTAGAATTTCGAATTTATTCATGCAGCTACTCCTTTGCCTTGTTGAAATCCGACCTGAATTAAGTAAGGCATTAACTTATTCTGTTGTTCAGGATCTGCAAGCTTTACCGCGATACGTGCTGCAAGTTGTTCATAGCTCTCGTTACCTTCGGCGTATTTACTCGCAAATTCAGGAAGAACAGAAAGTTTTTGAGCGAATGAATAAATCTGTTTAGAACTGAGTATGTTTAATTCCCCCTGCGGGACTCGAACCTGTGTTCCAGTGTTTTGGTTTTTAGATTGCTCACGTGCTTGGTATTTGCCACATGCGTTGATTAACCAATCTGCAAAGTGGTAATTCATGAGTTCATCACAAAGATTCTTCTCAGCGTTGTAGAGTTCAAATGCTCGTAACTCCCGATCGAACCAAGTAGCGTTTTTGATCTGCTCGTAAGTTTCCTGATCTGTTGCCAAAAGAATTTCTTCACCAAGTTTTTTCAAACTCAACCATGTTTTTTTATTTTTAGATTCATCTGAAAGATTCTTTGGAAGATTCCGTGTCCCAACGTTGGGACTGTTTGACGGAATTGTTGGGACTGTTTCATGGAATTGTTGGAACTGTTCCGTTGTTGGAACTGTTCCATTGTTGGTACTGTTTAAATCATCATTTCCAGTGTTAAAGTGTACCGTTGTTGGTACTGTTTCTCGGCCCTTAACTCCGATCAAAAGATATACTTTTACCTGCTTAGTTCTACCTTCACGCTTGCCAGTATCGATAATAAATCCGTCCTCAATTAACTCATCAATAATTTTTAAAACCGTTTTACGGTCCATCTCTGTGTCTTCCACTAAACGAGCAATACTTGGATAACACTCATGTGTTTCACCAGCTCGATCAGCCAGCGAAAGAAGAACCAATTTTTTAAGTGGTTTTAATGCTCCACCCACCTTTTGTCTTTGACGAGTTTTCCAAGCCCATACAGTAGCGTCTAAACTCATCTATCCCCCTCTTCATTCATTTGAATGAAAGTGCTACCTAAGTAACGGATCCTTTTAGCCCGATATAAACTTGAGATAATTTGACCAGCATGGCCGAGATAAAGACCATGTTTGCCATGTTGATCTATCAGGGCTTGCATAAACTCTTCACGTGTAACAGCAGTATTTTTCTCATCACGATTTTGACGTGCTAGATTTTTCTTACGGATTTCCAGCAAGGTAGATAAAGTTCTTAAAGCTGGCTCATGCCACGATTGGATATTTTTTTGGCTTTGTTGTTCTGAAATAGTCATGAAACCTCCGCTAAAGCTTGCTCAGCATTTGTTAGACCGCTTTTAGCATTGAGTTCTGCGACTGTTGCTGTGCGGATTTCTTTTGAAGAAACCAAAATCAAATGATTCTCTGATTTAACAGTCCACAACCTAGTCGATGTTTTATTTTTAACCTCAAACAATTCATTTGTTTTGAAATTACGGCAGTCTTCAGTGAGCACAACCACATCACCAACCAAGAATTCTGGTGAGTTGCCTTCAGACGTTTGATTTGATAAATTAGTTTGCATATTCATGACTCTTCAAAATGATTGAATTAAGAAGCCTGATGTCGACGATCAGGCTTTTTCTTTGCCTAAATTTGGGTAAATCCCTTCGGATCCCTCTGGAAAGCTCACTTCAGTTGAGATATCCCGCACCAAAGCTGCTAATCCCAAGCGCTCAAAAGATTTTGCTTGTAAATTAAGAACATGCCACTCACCAACGATTTCTTTTTCAAGTAGGAAAGCAAGGTATTGGGCCAAATCTTTACCTTTAATTTCAGCGAGTGTTTTTGCTCGCTCATGAATCTCGGGAGACAAGCGAACATGTGTAGATTTCTTTTCAAGACTCATAAATTCACCTGTGTAATTGATTTTGGTTTGCAGTGTTTTTTCCACAGCTTTTGTAAATTTTTTGCTATTTCATGTGATAAGCGTTTTCCACACACACCGCGCTCTAGGTCGCTTACATAATTTTGAGAACAGCCGATTTCTTTACCAATTTGCACTTGGGTTAATCCCTTTATTCGTAGTTGGGAAATCATGTTTTGCCACTGATTCATGTGGGACTCCTATATTTTTCATTAAATATATAGGTTTTCCGATATTTACACAATAGCCAAACCGATTGGAATCTGTATCAGAATTCCGATAGTTGAATTAAGGAAGTACTCATGGCAACTCTAGGTGAGAATTTAAAGACAATTCGAAAGAACAAAAAAATGACGCAAAAAGAATTGGCTCAAAAATCTGGCGTTAAACAATCTGTAATTTCCGACCTTGAAACTGGAAATGCAAAATCCACAGGTTCAATTATTGAATTAGCTAATGCACTTGGAGTTACTGCTGAAGATTTAAGAAAAGGAGTTATTGGAGATACTGAATCAACAAATGTAGCTCCAGTACAAGCACGAATGGCTCCAGTATTATCATGGATACAGGCTGGGAACTTTACCAATGTTGAATCTGTTGATATGTCTCAGGTTGTGGAATGGTTCCCTTTACCAGATGACTGTGAGAAGTGCTTTTATCTAAAAGTTAAAGGTGTTAGTAATGAGCCAGACTTCATTGAAGGCGATTACATTGTTGTAGATCCAACGGTTCATTATTCTGACATGCAATCTGGAGATATTATTGTTGTTAGAAATGATAAAGATGCAACATTTAAAAAATTAGTTATCGAAAGTGATGGATCTCGCTATCTCCAAGCAATCAATCCAAACTTTCACCCTAACATCATTCCAATTGATGAGAACTGCTATTTTATTGGTCAGGTTATTGATTCAATGAGATATACCTATCGGGCTAAAAGAAGATCTAGACCCAAACATTCTTAAAACTGTGAACCCGGCCAACTTACTGATCTGCTCGCCAGTTTTAGCGAGCTGAGTAATTAAAATTTCTTAAAAAGAGAACATAATGATCGCAACACTTAATAAATCAAAAACTACGCTGACGATCAATCGTCAAGAATTTAAATTGGCATTAGGAAAAATTGGTGCAGGAATTGATAAACAAATAAACTCCCTTAAAAAAGCCAAGCAAAGCTATGACGCTGCAGAAATGGCACGCGAGGTCATTAGTGAAGCAAATATCTTTGAAGCCATTATTGAAGGTTTTAACGAAGCAGAAGAAACTAATCTAAAGCTAGCCGATATAACCAATCTTGAGACGGCACAAGATTGGATTGATGAGTTTTTGGAGAAGTATTCTGGGTTATGATGCGATTGAGGTAGTGATGCAATGAAATAAATGATCTTCAAAACATATACCAAAATTCTTTTACTATTATTTGTATTTATTAGATTTGATCACTACCAGTATTTTAATAAATAACAGTAATTTATACCGATAAATCACCAATTTAGTCACCAACCCAATTAGCATAATTATTGATCAAAATATGGAAAAAATTGAAGTTAATTCCCGCAATATCAGTCATGTTCTTTATCAGCACTTCTTATTGACGGTGGTACTTAGAACAGGTGAAAGGTTTATTTACAGACTTCTTGAAGCAACTACATTCAAAGAGTTTATTGATTCAAAAGATAAAGATAAATTTTATAGAAGCCATATTGAGGCTAATAAAGAATTTAAACGGATTCAGCTTTTTGTGTAATTGAAACTGTGAACCTACACATTACCAAAGGAAGAAGGACATGCATCAAGCCTCATTTATCTTATCTGGATTGTACTTATCTGACATGCAGGAGCTAAGTGCTCATCCTGAACTCAAGAACCTGGTACATGCAAAAATCCATCCAAAATACAGTTCTACTACTAATAAATTGCAAGTTCGAACCATGGATGGTGGATCGCTTGATATCGCGTTAACATTCCTTACAGGAAGTCTTTCTGGAGTTGCTCTTAATCTGCTGAGTAGCTGGATATATGACAAATACAAAGAAAATAGAGTAAAGAAACCAATGATAAATGGTATTGAGGTAGATATAGAGAATATTACCCCCGAAGAGATTCTCTCCATATTTGCTAAAAATAAAACCATTGACACAAGTGAAGATCGTTCCAAGGAATAATCTCTTTTTATCAATCATAAAATAACTTTTTTCGTGACCCGACACGGTCCTTTAGAACATATCAGGAGGAGAGAATATGCTTGAACTTACTGTAATTGATGTATCTAGCGATAAACCTAAACCTTTATATGCAAGACAATTTTCGACGCATCCCCGTATTGGTGAATGGATCGATATAAGTATTGATGAAGAAAGTACAATGTTTGAGGTTGTTAAGGTTGCTCACTCAACAAATGGCGGCGACTCTGATTTATACGTAAAGCGTTTAGGGTTAGCATTTGAAGTTGTTCTGGATCTGTGCAATAAAAATGATTAGCAATGTTTTGGTAATCACCATTTAATTGACTTGGGTTAGTAAAAATCCCCCCTATAAATTGATGCTCAGTAATTGATGAGTTGCTTTCAATCTGTAAAAGCTCTCCTTTTTTTGAAATACCAATCATCTTAATAAACTCCATCCAGCCCACCACCACGGTGGGTTTTCTTTTGTCTATTAAAACAAAATAAAATCGGAATTTCTATATAAATATCGGATTACCTATTGACTACAAATATCGGAAATGCGATATTTATCTCACAGACAACAAAAAAGCACATCGAACCTTCTACCTCTCGATGTGCTTTGCAAACTTTGCGAGATAAGTATGAAACAAAACACTATCCCTAGTCAAACGACTGCACGCTTATATCAACACCCAACTGTTGAAGAACAGCGCCCTTCTCGTTTTGCAACTATCAAAGCGAATGTAATCGACTTCCTTATATTCATTGTCGTTTCAATTATCCTTTGGTTGATTTCCGTAGCCGCTGCATCTTGGATCTTTGGAGGCTAATCATGACTAACTTCAAAAAGCATCCTGACGGCTATAAGTCTTATTTAGGTCTTGACCGCTTAACGAGCCTCTACTCCGTTCGCATCGGCTGGCTGGTATATGCATCAAACGCTAATGGCGAAGTGCTTTACAAAATAAGCAAGGATGGCGTTAAAACCCCTTTAAATGTTGAGAAGTTCAAAACTGAATATCCGAAAGTTTGGGATGTACTCACCCGAGAAATTGATTTTCAACGTAGAAAGCAGCTCGCAATAAAGCTGCTTGAAACAAATATCACTTCACTGGACCGCAAAACGTATAAGCAAAAGCGCGGCTTCACTGGCAGTCGATAGGAGCAAAAATATTATGGCTTTAAATATTATTCGTCCTTCTCAACCAATTTTGGTAAATGCCATTAAAGTTTATTTCTATGGCGACCCAGGCATGCATAAAACAACATTAGGTATGACTGCTGATAAACCATTGATTATTGACGCTGATAAAGGCGCTTATCGTACTGGTGCAAATCGCCGTGGTGATGTTGTTGTTGCTGAAACTTGGCTTGATATTGCCAATATTACAGAGAATGACTTAGCTCCATACAATACAGTAGTTTTCGATACTATCGGCCGTGTCCTTGATCTTATTAAAGCTCACTTAGCCAGCAATCAAAAAAACACTAAAAGTGATGGTTCTTTAAAACTAAACGTTCAAGGCGTTGCAAACAATATGTTTAGTTTGTTCGTCAATAAACTAATTGGATTTGGCAAAGATGTCATTTTCATTGCACATGCTACCGAAGATAAAAACGATACTTTGACTTTAGTTCGCCCAGATCTTGGCGGTAAAAACCGCCAAGAGATTTATCGCCTAGCTGATGCTATGGCCTATCTTGCTGAAGAAACTGATGCAAAAGGTAATACCAACAAAGTACTTAAGTTTAAAGGTGGTGAAGGTTTTCATACTAAAGATTCGGGTGCGTTAGGAAATATTATTGTTCCTGATTTACGCAAGCCAGAGAACGCTAATTTTATGGCTAATTTGATTCAGCGTACAAAGGACCATCTAAACACTCTTACCCCTGAGCAGCAGGTAACTATGAAATTGCAGCAAGAATGGGAGCAGTGGAACAAATCGTGTGAAGAATCTCAATACCCTTCTGATTTCAATGCATTGCTAGAAACGTTAGATCAAAACCATCCACATATTAAAAACATGTGGGAATGCATGAAGCACTACGCAACTAACCTTGGATTCACCTACAACAAAGAAAAAAGGAAGTGGCTGGAACTGGAAGTTTTACCTTCAACTATTACTGAAGAACAGCGCGATGAACTTCAATCATTCATAGATGTATGTGGCTTAGACGTTAAATCAGTTTGTGAATACTTGGGCATAGACGCCCTTATTCAAATTGAAGCAGCAAAACTAACAGCAGTTAAACAAGACATTGAAACCTTAGCTAAAAATGAAATAGCAGCATTTGAAATTAATGATCTTGAAAATGAGTCATCAAAAGATCCTGTTGAGCAAACTGAAATCTTGAATGAGGCATATCAAAAAACTCTAGACACCCTACTTCAACGAGTTAGTGAATCTAAAACCACAGTAGAAGTAAATGCTGTTTATCGCTATACCCGTGGCTGGTCTGATGAACAAATGGAACCTCTCTTAAAGGCGATTACCACTCGTTTAGCGTTACTTGTGAATGAAAATCCTGAATGTGTATTGGAGGGGCAATCTTAATGTCGAATCAGACTACTCCAGAGTTTCTTTTCGAGCCAAAGCTGCTACCCCAGCAGCTTTTCGAGAAGTTCATTGTATTCAACGTTAATGCTGGCTATCGCGGAAGAGGTACACCAAACGGGGTGAACCTGATTAAAGGCAATAAAGCCACCCTCTCCTTGACCGATAAAGGTGAGATGAACAAAGCAGCTCAAGAGAGATACAAGTTAATGCTTTTGAAGTATTTCAAAGAAGGTCGATCTGCAATGGATGAACTAGATCATGAAGTTAAACGTATTTATAGAGCAGTAGCTTGATATTGATTAGGAGGATTAAATGTCTTGGTATTCTTTAAGGCAACTAGCTAAAGAACTCGGTATGGCTCCAAATACATTTAAAAAATACTATTTGGAAGAGTTTCCACCAGATCGTGAATCCAAAACATATAAAGGTTGGACTTCTCAATCCGTTGCAAAAATTAAAACTGCAATTCAAGGCGCTAAATAAGCGCCTTTATTCCTCACACTCAAATTTTTCATATTTCATAATATCTTTAGTATGTAAAGCAGCACCATATGCCCCCCTAAAAAGGTGACATGCATTAAAATTATGAGCATTACAATATCTATATAATTTATTTAAATATTCATAACTTAGATTAATTTTAAGTAATCTATGATCACAATTGAAAAGTTTTAAAATTATATTTAAAGATAACGGCTCTAGCTGTTGCCCGTCATCACTAATCATAGAGAGAAGAATTTTTGAATTTATTTCCGTGTAAGTCAAAACACCTTGCTGATGTGAAATGTGTTGATTTATTCCTTTTGGTAAATCTAGAACCTTTAAAACTTCACTTAATTCAATAGGAAGCTGTTCAAAGTTTAACACCCATATACTTATTTTTTTATTTGGGTCATATTTTTGATCTAAAGCATATGAATTGGCAAAGTAACAAGCTACAAATGGGTTTTTTGACCAGTCAAGTAATCTAGTAGCAACTCCATAATGTTGCGCAAATGCAGCAAGTTCAAAATAATCTTGATTAAACCAATCCTTTTTTATTAGATTAACATTTTCTTTTTCGAAAAATATTCTATAACTTGATAATTGCTTTTGACGTAATTCATTTCCATCTGAAGGAAGATGAACCCCAGCTAGATCACACGAGTTTTGAAAATCCTTCAGTAATTTATACTCTCTTTTCTGCTCGGACATAAAGTTTATGAATTGATATTTGCTGCCATTGTCTCTGGATAAAGTAGGTTTTAAATCCCACTGACTATCACCATGCCCCCTAAAAATAATTTTTGTATCGGGAATAAATGCATCGGTTACTTTTATTCCATTTAATAATTTAGAATCAGATTTAATCTCTTTTCCTTCATATTTCAATCTTAAATTAGACATAAAGAAATCTATTTCTTTATTATCAGGTCTTAATAAATTAATAAAATCATCGAAATTATCAATTTCTAAATCATAAAAACCTTCTTTTTTTTCTAATTTCTTGAAAAATTTACTTTCCATTATAATTTATCCAGTTATTACATTCATACATCAAGAATCAGCCCAATTTTAAATAAAAAATTTGGACTTCATAATTAGGAACAAAGATTAAAGTGGTAATTCAAGATTACAAACTAAACATCTTCATTAAACAAATTAATCTTAAAATCTGATATTTCATTTAACCATAATCTTGAATTTACTAGTATTTCAATCATATCATCTAATAAATGTTCGGGTATAAACACCTTTTCTTCTTTCACTCTTTCGCAATAGGAATGAATATTTCCGTGCATCAGATCATTTCTAATATTTATCAAATATATTTTTTTCTTATTTTGAATCTTTTGTAAAAAATCAATTTCATTACTAAAAGCTAAATTTTCAACCGGAACTCCTTTAATATATGCATCATAGATCAAGTCCATATTCATCAATTGTTTTACATAAAGCCTATCTCCAGGATTTGTATTCATCAAATAAAGAGTTGATCTTAAACATGCTTCTATTCCACATATACAACTTAATAATGCGGGAAGAATAAGACCATTAGAAAATGCATCAAACCCTTGCAGAAAGTGCCAATGATATTCAGCTCCAGTACAATCTGTAATGAATAAATCTCTATATCTGCTCTTCAATAAATTCAGATCGGAGATTTTTTTATGAAATTCTGCATTATTCTCAAAATCATTCTGATCTAAACTTTCAACTAAATTTGCTATTTCAATTTCATATAAATGTGGATCACTAATTTTCCTTAAGAAATCCCTCTCACTTGTACAACCAATAATCGTTAAGTCAATGCTCTCAATCATTTTCAATCCATCTTTCTACTTCATTCGCATACCAAGTCATTAACTCTACCCTTTCATCCCAATACTCAGCGCGGTTATAAATTTTGCTTGTTTTATCTGCCTTGGTAGACTTATTCACATGGGCAATCTGATAATCGATTACCTCACCACGGAATAATTTACTTTCATTTGCATGAGTTGAAAATAATGAACGGAAACCATGGGTAACCATTTTATCTTCATAGCCCATTCTTTTTATCATAGTAAGTACCGACTCAGAGGTCATATACTCATAAGGCTTTCCACGTTTTTTAAATATATAACCATCATCAGTTTTTACGCTTTCGAGTTCCTTAAATAGTGCATAAATTTGAGGGACTAATGGAACCATAAGTTCCTTTCTTCTTTTCATTCGATCAGCTGGAATAATCCAAACCTTATTTTCAAAATCTAGTTCGCCAGAATCCCATCTAGCTTTTAATAATTCTGTTATACGCGTTCCTGTATAACAAACTAGAAGCATTGCCATTTTAACTATGGAACTTGAATGGCTCGCTTGCATACGTCTAAAAAATTCAGGCATTTCACTTGCTGGTAAACAAGGATGGCTGTCAGATTCATATTCTGGAATTACATCCTCCACCAATGTACATGGATTACGATCTGTATAATCTGAGGCAATTGCAAAATCGAATACCTGTTTGCCAAGTCTTAATGCACGGCTTGCTGTTTCTAAAGTACCCTTTGCAACAATTTCTTTAATTTTCTTTGAGATGTGTTTTCTTTCAACTTCATTAATTGGAAGATTTTTAAAGTCTTCGGTTAGATATGCAAGTCGATATTCGACTGTGTCATAGTATTTTTTGCTGGTCCATTGAGATTTCATGATACTCAACCATTCCTCAACTACTTTATGGACTGGTGGAGAATTGGCTACCTTACCCTGATATTCTAATTTTAATTGTCTTGCTTGTAGACGTGCTTCTTTACAACCCATAATAGGATATTCGCCAAGCATTTTTTGATTTTGCTTTCCATTTTGACGGTATGACAGAACCCATTTCTTTTTTCCGTTTGGAAATACTGAAATATTCAATCCTTCCCCATCTGCAACTGAATATCTAGACTCTTTAGGTTTTAATGACTTTACTTGGGCATCCGAAAGCAT